CCCGATAGTTATTACTCGTTGTCGTCCCAGTTATCCAGCAGGCTCTTCAGGCCGTCCGGCGTGCCGGAAACGACCGTGGCGCCGCTGGCGGCCGGTGCTGCGTCCACTACCTCAGCTGCGACCGCCGGAGCCGCCTTGGCGGCCGGTGCTGCCGCCACAGGTTTCGTGGCCACCGCCGTGTCGTCACCACCGCCCCATGCCCCGGCGCCGTCGTCCTCGTCCTCTTCGGCCGCTGCTGCCGCCGCTGCTGCCGCTGCCGCTGCTGCCGCTGCTGCTGCCGCTTCGGCCGCCTGCTGGCGCTCCTTCTTGGCCTTGGCCTTGCGCTCCTTCTCGGCCGCCGCTGCCGCTGCCGCCGTGGCCGCTGCCGCTGCCGTAGCTGCCGCTGCTGCCGCTGCCGTGGCCGCGATGTCATCGGTGTTGGCGTTGGTCACCTTGTCGCCCACCGCCTCGACGCCGTCCTGCGACACGCCCGATCCTGCGACGCCGTCATTGCCGTCGCCGTTCAGAATCTTGGCGATCTCGTCAGCCTTCTCGGCCATCACCGCCTTGGCCGCAATGGCTTCTTCAGGATTCAGCCAACGCGTTGCAGAGAACAGCAGCTTCGGGTACGGCACGCGGGTGTCGAACTTGACCTTGGTCTCGACGGCGGCGGTGTGCTTGGCGTTGCGGGCGCGCAGCATGTCCACGAACTGATCCCACGCGAACCAGCCCTTGGCCTCGTTCTCCGCGTTGTTCTTGTCCCATACCGAAGTCTGCGCCAGCTTCAGCAGCAACGGCGGATGCTTGGCGATCTGCTCGCCCGGCGGCACTACGACAATACGCTTGTTCGGTGCGCATGCCGTGGTCTGTGCCCCGCTCTCGTTGATCTTCGAACCCTTGACGGCGTTCGGGCAGCTCGCGCACGTGGCCGCGCAGGGGTCCTTGACCGATGCGTCCGGCTTGATGCCATCGAACGACGAGCAGCGCGGCGCCTTGTTCGCGCCGTCTACATAGTCGCCCTCGTAGAACGCACGCGAGCGGCCCTTGTTGTGGTCGAGCACCACGAGGTTGATGACCTGCACCGGCAGCAGCTCGCCCGTATCGCTGTCCTTCTTCTGCAGCTCGGTGCGCTTGCCGCCCACCGTGATACTGAACTGCTTGCCCTTGTAGCCCAGCATGTCGATGGTATTGCGCGGGGCGATATTGCTATCGTCGCCGAACAGGGCCATCAGGTGGGCGGGCAGTTCCGCCGTAGCATTGAAAGGGATAATGTTGCTCATTTTATTCTCCAGTTAGGCCGCCGTCGCAGCCTGTTGAGTCAGACCCAGCGCCCGGTACAGCTTGCGCAGATGAACTGCCTGGCTGATCGCATCATCGAGCGCGTTGTGATGCGTGCCAAAACGCTCCAGAGGCGTACGCTTTGCCCCTGGCAAACTCTTCACCGAGCGATAGCAGCGCTCGCGCCACCAGTCCCACGGCACTACCTTGCGACATGCCTTGTAGGCCGCTTCGAGAATTCCGAGATCGAAGCGCGCCGAGTTACCCCAGACGTCCACGGGCCGGCTGTGCATCCAGTCCGTGAAAGCATCGAGCGCAAGGGGCAGGCTCACCGCTTCCGGGTCGTTAAAGGCCCGTGAGCGTGCGGCATCCTCCTGCTGTGCCCACCACTTGATCGTGTCGCCGTCAGGGCGCAGGCCCAGCTCGACAGACGAAGCGATGTCGATCGCCACATAGAAGGTGTCTTCAATGGGCGTCTCGTCGAAGGTGAAGGCGCAGGCGCCGATCGAGAGGACCGGTGCATACGGATCACGTCCGAGCGTTTCGAGGTCCACCATCACATCGGTGGCGCTGGGGTTTTCAATGGTCATTTGTCGCCTGCCTTGCGTACGCGCATGACGCGCTCCCGGAATACATTGAGCCCCGGTGGGAGATGGCCACCGTTCAGCTCCATGTATTGCTTAACGTGTGTGGACGACACACGGCGTTCGAAGAAATCCAGATCGCCGAGATTCTTGACGAAGCCAAAGAAAGCGCTGTCGTCGGCGATCGAAATCTTCATTTCCTCAGCGGTGTAGGTAGTACCCCACGGCGTGGTAAAGCCCGTGACCCCCTGCCCGTCCGCTTCTTTAAGCATGGAGTTTTCACAGCGCTCCATGATCTGGTTGAACTGCTTCTCCTGTGCATCGAACTCTTTCTTCGCCGCCGCCTTCGCAGCGCGCGTCTTGATAAACAGCTTGACGCGCTTCTCGATCGGCATGGAGGGGATCGTCAGCAGAAACGCCTCCAGCACCTTGTCATCCATCTTGCTCATCACTAGCTCCTTTCAAGTAGTACCACTACACAAATAACGAATGTAACTATTCTCTTCGTTATGCCAAGTAACTTCAATAGTCAAAAACGGCGAGAGCCTTCTTGTACAGCGACAGGATCGACTCCTGATTCAGTGCGCGCCCTTCTACCACGGCATAAATCTCTTTTTCCAGCTGGTTCGCGAACATGCGCACGATGGTCATCTTGCGGGTTTGTCCTGGGCGATTGATCCGGTCCATCACCTGCATGCTTTCCTCGTTGCTGTTGATCGGCGCATAGAAAATCATGAGGTCAGCCTGCGTCAGGTTCAGGCCGTGGGCCATGACCTTCGGGTGGCAGATCATCTCGGTGAGACTCTGGTCGTCACGGAAGTCCTGGAAAATCTGGTTGCGCCTGGTCTGCGACACGTCGCCATTGACCACTGCCGCGCGCCGCCCATCCTTGCGCTTGTCGTGCCACGCGTTGATCTCAGCCTGCAGCACCGGCACGATGCCCTTGAATGGCACGATGATCAGCACCTTGGCGCTCGCCTCTTCGATCGTCTCAAGCAACACCTTCAGGCGCGGCTTGTGGTCGAGCACCACGTACGCGCCCGTGACCGGGTCCTTGATGGCACCGATCAGAATCTGGCGCAGCTTGCTGATCTTGTCGGCCGCGTTCACCGCGCTGATCTGCGTCGCATTGGCGGTGGCCACCAGATGGTTTTTCATCTGGCCGTAGGCCACTTTCTGTTCGTCACTCAGCTCGCACTGACGGTTGCTGTACGTGACCGGCGGCAGCGTCAGGCAGTCCGACTTCTTGAAGCGGATCGCCGGCTGCATCGCCGCGAAAGCCATCTCATGACTGCCTGGCTTCGGCACCCACCGATGCGTTGACACCTGATTCATGGTGGCACGCTTGAACTGGGCGAAGTAGTCCGGCACGCGGGTGCGATCGATCAGCCGCGCGAGTGCCCATGCGTCGGTCGGCGCGTTCGGGCAAGGCGTGCCCGTGAGTAGCCACACCTTGCGGCCCTTGATCACCTTCTCCAGCGAGCGGTACAGCGCTGTCTGGCCGTTGCGGAATGCGCTCGCCTCATCCACGATCACCAGATCGATATCCTTGCGGGCGATCAGGTCGCCTTCGAGAATCTTCAGGCCATCATGATTGATGATGTAGAAGTCAACCGGCTGGGCCAGCAGCGCGCGGCGCTTGTCGGCGTTGTCATGCAGCACAAGGGCGGTGCGGTGCATGCACACGTCGAAAATTTCGTTGAGCCACACCTGCTCAAGCGTCGACAGCTTGGCGCAGATCAGCACACGCTTGATCTTGCCCAGACGCATCAGGTAGTCAGCGGCCCACAGGGCGCTTGCCGTCTTGCTGGTGCCCTGCTCGTTCAGTACGAAGCAGCGCGGGTGCAGCGTGAGAAAGTCGACTGTCGAATACTGGTGGTCGAAGATCGTTTCAAAACGCGCCGGCCGTGGGAAGTCATAGAAGAAGCGAACCGGGCTTGGCGCCTTGATGCCCATGTTGCGCAGCACCTTGACCACCGCGAGATTAAGCGGCAGCGCGAGGTTATGCCCCTCGTAATCCATCAGCCGGCTGTGCGACGGAAAAATATCCCGCAGCGCGGCGAGCGCTTTGGGCCGCACTTTCAGCAGCAGGCTCTTGCTCGGAGTATGGACGATCATGATAGAAGTTGCAGGTAGCACTCAAGCACGAGCAGCTCGGCGTCGTTGGAGACCACGAAGACAAACGCGCCAGCCGCACGCATCGCCGCCATGGTGATCTGTTGCCGCGCCGTAGGTTTCTTGCCCGCCGCCTTGGTCTCGACTGATATGAAAAATCCGCGCAGGCAAGCCACGAAATCAAGCGTGGGCTCACCCATCCCGTTCTGCACCGGCATGTGCCAATACACCTCGTACTTCTTGAAGAGGCGCTTGACCTTGGCCTTAACTTTTCCTTCTTCTGTCACAGGGTACGAGGCTCACTGGATATGATCAAACGCATCCGCGAGCGACGTGACGATCCAGATGATCCCCATCACCACGGCCCACGCAACGACGGCCATCAGGACACCCTGCGCATAAGCCCTCAGCGTTTTCATCGCCGCCCCCCGCCCCAGTATTCGCATGTGTCCACCACGCAATGCTTCTTGCACAGCCCGCTCTTTTTGGCCGGGAAAATGCCGGCGTCGAACGCTGCCTTGTAACGCTGCAGCTTCGGGATCAGCGTCGCCCACAGGTCATTGATCTGGTGGCGATAGAACGTCTCACGATCCTTGGCCGCCTCGCCAAAGCCCTGCTGTACCCAGTGGAACGCGGTGCGCACAGTGTCCACTTCCGGGTGGTGATAGAAGGTCAGCAGCGCGAAGATGATCAGCTGCTGCATGTCCTTCTTGCGGTTCTTGCCGGTCTTGTGGTCGTCGACATCGGCCACGTGGCCATTGATGCACAGCACGTCAATGATCCCGCGACACCACACGTCCTTGTCGAAAAACTGGCACGGCTGCAGCTGCATGTTGAGCGCGTACTCCTGCTCCACCAGCGTCTTGCCCGGCCGCCCGATGAACTGCATGAGGTACGCGGAGTAAGGCAGCATCTCAGGCGACAACGGCTTGTAGGCCCCGGCCACGACGCCGGCAATGAACGCCTCGGCTTCCTTGTGGAAACGGTCGCCCCACTGCCCCGCGTCGTTGGGCTGCTCCTGAAAGTGGCGCAGCACCTTGACCTCTTCGTACTGGCGCGGGCAGGTCTCGAACGCCTGCAGCGCACTGTGCGACCATGCAAGGGGTTTCATGTCTGTCCTAGCTGTTGTGCTTTGCGCTGCCGTCAGGATTGCGCGGAAAGCTACGGTTCTTGTGTGCCGACTCGACCCGCAGGTTGGACGGCGCGAGCGGCGAGCCGCCCTTGCTCAGCATCTGGATGTGGTCGACATCCTTGCCGTCGCCCTTGTGCACCATGCCCTTCTTGGCTTCGAGGTAGCGTGCCTTGTCGCGCTCGGCGCGCTTGGGCTTCTCGCCGCGTGCGTCAGAAGTCTTCTTCTCCTGCTTGTAGTCACGCTTGTAGCCGGGTGAGCTGGGCATGATCACTTCCCCTTCAGACTGTCGGGCTCTGTCTGCACGAGGTCATAGACACGCTTGACCATGTACAGCACGAAATTGGTATCCACCACAATGCCGTCGACCCCACGCAGCACCGCACGGTGCGCAGCGGGGTCATACTCCAGCACCTCGAAGCACAGACCTTTGTACTTCCCTGCAAGAAACAGCTTCACGCCGTCGCCTCTTCCTCAACCACTTCCACTGTTACCTTGTAGCCGTACTTCTTCATTACATCGTCGGTCAGGACGCGATCGAACGGCACGCCGGTATCGCCCAGCAGCGTCGCCTGCATCGTTTCCTTGTTCAGTTTCAGAATCCGAAAGCGCAAGCCCGGTGCTTTCGTGGAGTCCAGAAAAATTCGCTTCGCCATGACTCACCCCCGTGAGACGGACATTCCGGTCGCGGCCACCGGAATGTCCGAGTGGGCTCCCTTACAGCAGGGCGCGGACCTTGGCCACCAGCTCGCGCAGGTTGACCATCACGTCACCGCCCCAGTGCGATGCGATCGCCTCGATACCGTCGAGGTGCTCGTTAGCCGGGTGATCCGCTGCCGTTACCGGCGTCGGGAACTGCTCTGCGCCTTCAGCCACGTGGTCGTTGTCGACCGGCGGCTGCGGGGGAACTGCCACCGCCGGGTCAGCTGCGACCGGGGTTTCAGCGGGGGCTGCTGCTTCCGTCTGTACGTCACTCATTTAGAACTCCCGAATAATATGTTGTGGGAAAAGCGCCTGCTGGGGCTAAGGTCGGCTCTGTCTTTCCTTCAGCGTAGCCCGCGCCCGGTTGACAATTGCAAAATCTTCCTTCGTGACAGGCCGCCCATTGACATCGTGGCCCTTCTGTAGTTGGGCCTTCCCGGCGTCTACCAGCAGTGTAAGTATAGCGGTGATCGTCGAAGAATCTCCAGCGCTCCTAACTAATTTTTTCGGCATGGTACTTCCCTCAAGTTGACATCAAGTCTTGGCCAGCCCATAGCGTTCGTGGAAACCACCCTCGCTATTGAGCGGCAGGTCAGGTGCCCAGGCAGGCGGCACCCGCATGTTGGTGAGCAATCGCTCCATCACCCACGCCGCCGTGAATTCGTGGGCGTGGTACAGCCCCTCGTCATGCACCGAATGGACCCAGTCCGCATCTCCCCGGACTTCCTTGGCCGTCTTCAGACACTGGCTGAAAACGACAATGCGCGCCAGACACTGGATGATGTTCTCCACCACCTTCGCGCCGTAAATACGCTCGCGCATCTTGCCGTTCCAGAACTCCCACTCCCAGCGGCCGGTCGCCTCGTCCTTGACCCGCTTCAGGTCAGGGAACAGTATCTTCAGGCCGTTGGGCATGAGCAGCCCACCCTTGCAGGTCTTCACGACACCGCGCGGATCGACCCCTACATTCTCGATCCCTTTGCTAATAAGCTCCAGCGCACTGTCCGCCCGCTTCCACAGGTTGACCACGTGCTTGTGGCTCCCGCGATAGACCGTCTCCACGACGAACGTGGCGAAGTCCCGAGCCAGCACGAGCGGCCGGCCGTTCTTGTCCTTGGCCTGCCCGCGCACCGAGATAATGAACTTGTCGACGCCCATGCCGAACCCGAGCCCGAGCTTCGTGACCTTGCCCATCTGGCGTTCGTCTGGGTCGGTCTTCTTCGTGATGACACGGTTGTATATACGGCCACCAATAACGCAGTACATATCAGGACCTATACCGGCGTCTGAATCGCGGTACACCTGAACCATGTCCTCCTGCCCGGCCAGCCAGTCGAGCAGTCGCGCCTCGATATTGGACGAGTCACCCACCACGATCTTGTGGCCCTTCTTCGCCTTGACGGCCTTGCGGATCGGTGAGCCCCGCTTCATGGCCTGCCAGTTGAACTTGTCGCCGGCCGACAGGCGGTGCGTGCCGGATGCGCCGGAGACCTTCAGGTAGATGGTGGCGGGTCCACGGTGCGACATCCCGATCAGGCGTTGCGCGCCCTTCTCGGCGATCGTGGTCTTGTTCTTCAGGCGTGCCTCAACGAGTATCTGTACGCGCTCGTCGGGGTGCTCCTGCAGCGCCTGCATGCCGGGGTCGGTCTTGGCGAACGCATACACCAGCTGCTTGTCCGGGTCGCGATCCTGCGGCTGTTTCTTCAGCCAGCTGGGGCTGATCTTCTTCGGCGGCTCAACCCCGAGATTCATCAGCTCCTGGGCGAACTTCTCGTTGCTCATCAGGTCGTCTTTCTGCACGCCTGCCTTGATCATGAGCGACATCTTTTCCGCGTGCAGCTGCATGGCGTATTCCTGCAGCAGCTGTTCGTCCAGCTCCAGCGACGGCTGGGTGAACATGCGGATCACCTGATCGTGTATCTCCAGCTCTTCACGGGTGAAGTGTGGCAGCATGAGCAGGAACAGCTGGTACGTCAGCTCCACGTCGTTGCAGCAGTAGAGCCCATACCTGGCCAGGAATGACGGCGTGAAGTCCTTGAACCGCATGCCCTTGGCGTTGATCACCTCGTTGCCCTTGTGGCCGAGCCCGTAGCGCTCGGCGAGCGCGGCCAGTGACAGACGCCCGTTCGCACCGTGCAGCGCCCGCGCCATGCCGAGCGTATCGAACAGCATCTTCGGGCGAATTCGATAGTGGTGCGAACTAATTAGCATGTCAAAATGCGCGTGGTGGGTGAGCACAGCGCACTGGTCCAGATGGAGGGTGTCGAGGTGCAGCCCGATGGTGTCGCGCGGCACCCAGAACGGTTGCTGCTGGTTGACCTTGATGCCCACCATGATCGCCTCGAAACGCGGGTCACGGACGTACGCCTCGGTGGTCAGCTTCGAGAGCGTGTAGTCGTCGCCGTAATACGTCTCAAAGTCCAGTGTAACGATGTCCATCAGAGCACCTTGTCGTCGGGCATTGGGAACCAGTGCGTAGGTGGATAGAAGATGTCGCCCGTGTCCTCATCGTAGAACGTGCCCGGCGATCGTTCCGAGTGGATGGCGATCACCCGAAAGCGGCGCTCTGTCGAGCCACCGATGTGCGCCCATCCTGTAATCACACATTCCTGACCGGGCGCCGGCAGGTGTTTCATGTCATTCCAGACCATCACAGATTCCCCTGTTCGAACTGGTCCCAGCTGCCGCCAATGTTAAACATCGTCACTGCCTGACGTACGAGGGCCACCTTGGCTTCGACGGGGGGCGGTGGCAGGAATGTACCCTTCGGCTCGGCCGTGACCTGCAGGACCCGCGTCTTGCCGTTGATGCCGGGCTTGCCCCAGTTCACGATCTCGATGCCGGGCACCCACTGCTCTTTCCACAGCGAGAACTCATCGTGCATCACACTGAGGATGTCATCCAGTTCGCGCACGTCGTAGCTCTTGCCGCTGCGCATCGAGATGAGGTAATACTCGCCGAACACGAACGCACGGACCTGATGTAAATCGACCGGAGTCTGCCGGTCGGGGTCGAGCGTAATCTGTGCGCGGCCGACAAAATCAGCCAGCAACATGATGGGCTCCTGTTATGCGGGGACGTGGGCCTGCGGCGTGTCAGCCTCCCACGCCTTGGCCAGCTGTTTGATTGCGTCGACTGCCTGCGATACGGGGGCCATGTTGGACGCGTGCATCGCGCCATTCTCGCCGAAGATCAGCAACACGAACGGCATCTTCTTGCCGCTCACGTCGAAGATCGCACGGTCAATGCCGCCGATCATGCCGGGCAGCGCGTCCAGTACCTTCGCAACGCTCTTCGGTTGCCCGATCGTCACGAGGTCTTCAGTGTTCGCATTCATGTTGATCCTTTCTGTGGGATGTTCGCGGGGTAGATCACAGCGATCTCCACGCCGTTCAGGTAAATCGGAATCTCACCACTGTGTACCGCCGCCTCGCGCAGCGCGGTATGGATACGGGAGAGCGACACGTCGGCTGCGTCCACCTCGACATGCGGCCCCCTACCCGCCTCCTTGACCACTTCGGTGCGCATCTTGGTACGCAGGTTCGCGCCGACGTGGTCGCCGAGTTGCACCATACGCGACTCCATACGCGCCACGCGCTGGTTAATTTCAATCAGCTTTTCCATCTCGGCACTCATTTCAATCTCCTATCAAATACTACGGTCTGAAACTGCAGGGGCGGCGCGTCGCCCCGTGCTGCTATTCGATGTGAATCACATCGCCGAACGGTACGCGCTTGTCGGCGATGCTGGCCCATACCACAGGATAATCCGGCTCGCGCTTCGGGAACCGGCCATCGAGGTCGGTCAGGATAATACACACTTCGGGCTGGATGCCTTCGCGCTCCAGCTCATCGAAGATCGGCACGAACGAGGTGCCCCCGTTGCCCTTCGGCTTCGTCACGATGTCGATCTCACCTGCCTCGATCTCGGCGCCGGGATACACCGAGGTGTCGAAGTAGTACATGCGCACCTTGCGCGGCTTGGCCTCGGCGAGGATCGCGTTCAGGTGCCCTGCGAAGTTGGCCTGTTGCGCCGCACGGAAGCACGACCCCGAGGTATCGATGAACAGCGCCACTTCCCCCAGCGCCTCGGCATAGTGCAGCGGTGCGAACACCCCATGCGTGAGCAGCGCCCGCCGGTTGATGCGCGCCCAGTTGTAGGTGGACGTGCTGAGCGACTGCATGTAGCGATGGAGCTGGTTATACCAGGACTCCTTCACCGGCTTGTACGCCTGCACCACGCCCTGCTCGATGCCGGCGGGCAGGTCACCGCGTGCCTTGGCATTGGCAATCGCCCGGTCCACCAGCGCCTTCACCTCGTCCTCGTGCTTGGCCACCTCTTCGGGTGACGCGGCCTTGGGCGGCTTGATGTCCTGCCTGCCCTTGGGCATCTGCGGACCCTGACCCCCGCCGCCGTTCTTTTCATTCTCCTTCTGCTGTTTGGCAAGGTCGGCGTAGATCGCCTCAGCCAGCCAGCCGTTGTACTTCATATCACACACCCAGTCAGGCCCAACATAAAACCCGTTGGTCTTCATCATGGTGTTGACGGCGTGGTCGCATGCGATGTTCCACAGCATCGGGTCACGCGCGCCGCGCCGGGTCGGGTGCAGCAGAATCTTGTGGGCCAGCTCGTGCACGATCTCGCTCACCTGCTGGTCGATCGGCAGCTTCGCGAAGTGCGCCCGGTTGATCCACAGCGTCACGCCGTCCGTGGCCTCGGTCTCGATCCCTTCGGCCACCTCTTCGGGCGTGGCCTCGACCACGTTCATGCTGTAGTAAATCTCGGTCCAGAAGTAATGCTTGAGCGTGAGCCGCACAGCGGCGGCCGACGCGATGTCAGTTTTCTGTGTCATGCTGCCCTCCGCTCGCGTTGCAGGCAACGGGTAGCGCCCATGTTCATATGGGCGACGCGGGTGGCCTGCTGGATTGCACCGCGCAACGTGTCGTGCAGGTTGCAGCGGATGCGGGACTGCCTGCCCAGCAGGTAGTAGACGGCCCACTTGGCCATCGGCTGGCCGTGGTCGTGGCCCACCCACCGCGTGATGTGCGGCCGGTCGTGAATCTCTTCGAAGCTGCGCTGGTGCAGGATCGTCAGCCTGCCCCCGTTCGCCTTGATGGTGTGCATCACAATCTCCTAGCAAGTTGCGGGCAATACCTTGCCCTCTCTGTACACATGGGCCACTTCAAGACCCGACACGGCATGGAGGTAGCGCTGGCGGTCATCGGTCTCGCGCATCACCTCCATCGCCACGCCGCCAGCCGCTGCCATCTCAGGTGCCTCGACCTCGACCAGATACTGCACCACCTCTTCAATCAGCACCCTGTACTTCGGCATCGCCGTCTCCTTAACGCGCGTTCAACAGCTTGGAAAGCTGCGGGTTGGCGATCCACTTCACATACGCGTCAGTCGTGCCGATCGTGATGTCCTTGCGCACGTGCAGCTGGCGCAGCATCACAGCCTGCATCTCCAGCGGCAGGCGCTCACCATACGCACGCACCGCCGGCATCTGGTCCGACTTGCACCGCAGCGACACGATCATCGCCACCTGATACACCTCATCCATGGCGGTCGGCACCTGCGCGTTGTGCGGGTCGGCCATGATCGTATCGAACGACACGAGGCTCGCCAGCACCCGCTTATGCGCATCGTACGCCGTGCCCACGCCCGTGCCCAGATTGCCCACGCACTCGGCCAGCGTCACGGGCGAATCGATCTCGTCGGCTGCGTACTCCTTGCGGCTGATGCGCTCCCAGCTGCGCATGTTCGCCCAGATTCCGCGCCGCCCTTCTTCGGACTGCGTCTGTGTGGGCGCAGCTGCGGCAGCGCTCGTCTGGAACACAGCATCGTAGTTGTCGATCAGCGTCGGGTTGTCCTTGAAGAAGGTCTGCACCATCGGATGCCAGGCGTGCTTCGATGCGTACTCGGTGTTGTCGTTCGCGTCGCTGTACACCTCGTGTTGCTCAAAGCGCGACATGAACGCACGGCCCTGCTGCTGCACGCCTGACTTGTCCTCGATCCGGTTGCCGTCCGCGATCACGATCACGCCCTTGGGCTTGCGCAGCACACCGCTCATGTCCTCGCCGTTCACGTACTTCTGCAGCAGCTTGGCCGTGGTCGGGTCGGCGTTGGGCAGCTCGCCCAGGAACATGATGCCCGTCGCGTCCGGCTCACGGTACGCGTTAGGCAGTGCCTCGTTGTTGTACAGACGCAGCAGGCCCGTCTCCGGGTCCGGCGCGCTCGCCTGAATATCCATCGGCGACATCGTCGGCGCATAGAAGTACCACGCGCGGAAGTTCTCGATGCGCTGCTGCATCTTGGCGACGAATGCCTCGATCGTCTCCGTCTTGCCGAGCGCCGGCTTGCCGGAAAAGAATGTGTTGGTCCGCGCCATGTAGTTGCGGATCAGGATCGGGGTCATCTCTTTCAGTTTGATAGCCATGGTCACAGCTCCTAGCGAGTGGACATTCCGGTGTCTGTTCCGAAATGTCCGGTTGGTAAATGGTTACAGCATGTCCGCGAACAGCGCCTTCTTGCTCTTCATGTTCACCACGTTGCTCGGGATCACCGGCAGTTCCGGGGTGACGGCCACCGTGCGGCCGATCTCTTTGGGCGCGGCCTTCTGTACCGGCGTCGTGTCGGCGATCGATGCGGACACAAAGCCCTTGAACTTGGTGGCCAGATTGCGGGCGTCGTTGATCGCCGCGTCGCGCACCGTGTCACTCTTGCGCAGGTCGACCAGCGAATACTGGGCCAGCTGCTGGGCGTCACTGGCGAGCGCCGTCAGGTGCGGGTCACCCGTGAGGTTCAGTGCCGGCATCACGCCCACAATCTCCACGATGTTCTCCACCAGCGAGTCGTTGAACTTCTTGACAGTCCCCGCGCCGTACTGTTCGAGCGTGTTGGCCATCTTCGAGACCACGCCGTACAGCTTCTCGTAAGCCTCGGTCATGGCGCCCTGTATCCGGCCCTCCACGGACGACTGGGTCACCTTCACCAGCCGGTCCACTTCTTCCTGGGGAATGCCGCCGTCGACAATACGGAAGTCGTCCGCGCTCGACACGGGCATGCAGTCCACCACGAACTTGAATTTGGTACGCACCTCCTGCTCGCCGGGGTAGTCGCTGCGCTGGAACATATGCCCGAGCGTCACCTCAGCCTTGACCACTTCGAGCAGGTACGCATCCACGAACGCGTCCACCAGCAGGTCACCTTCTGCCAGCCTGTCACCCACCTCGGCCATGAACTCCATGTGCCCGGCGGCGCTACGGATACGCCAGCCCGCATCATCCCACGGCGACGTGCTTGTGTAGATGAAAGTGCGGAACGAATTCGCCCACTTCTGCACACTCAGCAGCTCCTTGGAATCGGGGAGCAATTGCTTGTGTACGTTGGCCGCGCCCTCGACTGCGCCGTTGTCCTTGTTGACCTTGGCGCTCTCGGCCTTGTCCAGCTTGCGCGCCGTCCAGATGGACAGGCTCGGGCGGTACAGCAGGGTGGTGTTACGGATGGATGACATGTCACGTTCTCCTAACAAGTTGAGCATTCATTATGCTCTGGGTTTCGAATAACTACAAGTGTAACTGTGCGGAGTGCTAACTAATGCGGGTACTAAAAAGGCAGCTCGCCCTCAGCGAACGCCGGGTTCTTTGGCGTGACTGGCTTCTTCGCCAGCACGGCCAGCACGATGTACCAGCTGTACCTCGGGTGGCGGCCGGCGCTGCGTGCGTGGTACAGGTCGTGATAGGTGTAGTACCGGGGATTGTTCCATCCCCCTTTCGGCCCGTGCTCGATGCGCACCACCATGCCATCGGGCTGCGCCACAACGAGATGGTTCTGCGCCACGAACGCACTGACACAGGGCGTCGCCAGCTTGACGCGTCGGTGCAGCTGATAGTGCGTCGGGTTGGCAAACGGAGCAGCGGTGACGATCTTGGTTTCCTCACACATGGTTTACCCCTTGGTGAATACTTCCTTACGAACAATAGCGAGCAGCGTCGCAGCCTTGTCGACCGCATCTGTTTCGTGCCTGCGTAACGATTCAACGATTGCCTTGTGCCACACCTCGGCCTCTTCGATCGTGCTGTACCGATACATGCTCTCACAGTGACCGTGCATCTCGGGGTCGTCATGGTGCTCGAACACCATCGTCTCGAACAGGATCGGCGGCCCATCAAAGTACTGATGATCGAGCGACAGAAACACCGTCGACACCCACCAGTTACCCACCGTGTCCGCAGCGATACGCGTCACGTCATTGCGCCGTGCGTTCTCGTACCACCGTGCCCACTGCATCAGGTCAGTGATCGGCACCACCTTGCGCTCGATCAGCGCGTAGTAGTGTTGCTTCGGCAGTTCGAACATTACTTCCAGTCCCTCACCGATATGTGAAAGGTGCAATCGTGCCACAGGCCGGAGAACGTAGGCCCGAGCCCAACGGCGACATGGTATACGCTGCCGCCCTTCATGATGACCAGCGTACCGCCCAGCTCAACATGTGCCTCGGCTGTCTCGAAGTCGAGCGGCTCTGCCATGATCTCGTACCAGCGCACCTCGCTGGGCGTGGGCGATGCGTGCATGACGTTGATGGTTTTCATACCACGTCCCCATCCTCATCGAACTCGTAATCGTTGGCGTTGATGCCCTCGATCGCGTTCTCATCCGACAGGCGATAGTCCAGCTCGTCGCGGAACCCCTCGTATATCCACCTGCCGATAGCCTGCACGGCCATGGTCAGCACGTTGATCACATCGTCGTCGGCCTCGGCGTCATCATCGCCCATGCCCCGGTCCACATCGTTGATGCGTACGCTTGAGCTGGCCGCCGATGTATCCACCCGGCACGTAGTGTCGGGGTAGCTCAGGCGGATCGTCATCAACGCCGCGTTGATGTACTTCAGCGCCTGATCGGTCGGACGGTCATCAAGCATGGTGCCCGTGTCCATGCGGTCGGCGTACCACTTGCCCTCGAACGATGCGCCGTCGTCGCTGCCGCCTATCGAGTAGTGGATCGTGGGCTCCGGCCGCGTCTTGCCGCTCATCAGCTGCACGTCGTGATAGTCGAGATCAAACCCGAGCTGCGTCAGCAGCGTAACCACGTCATCGAACTGAGGCTCCCACGTCTCGCGCTCGCTACTGATGTACCACTGACGCGCCCTGGCCTGCGCCGCTTCGCCCAGCTCACCATATTTGTACACCGTGGTCTCGACGGTTCTCATGACTCACCCCGCTCAAGAGCCTCGACGCGTGTGATCAGCGCATCGATGGTGCGCTGCATGCGGACATAGGTCTGGTTGTCCGTGCTGACGTGTGCCAGTACCAGCGCTGCCACAGACTCCACCTTGCCGATGCGGTCGACTATCCCGTCCAGCTTTTCGAGCAGCGTGTTATGCCGCTCCAGTGCGACACGCTCCAGCCGATCCATGCGGGCCGTGTCAATTCGTTCTACCTTCGTGACCATCGTTATCTCCTGACAAGTTATGGACATTCCGGCAATCACACCGGAATGTCCGTGGTGCTACTGCTTGCGATAATTCTTGCCGCCTACAACACGCCCTTCAAAATTCGCGATCAGCTCTTTCAGCGCGGCGATCATATCCTCACGCGGCGCATTGCTCAGATAGTTCATGCGCTTGTCATCGCCCTCGCCGAACTTGAACATCAGCAAAGTGAAGCCGTACCCTTCTGGCAATGTGTCAGCGATCACATGCCCAAGCGCATTCAGCTGCGCCACTGTTTCATGTTCAACAGGACCGTGAGTAGACATTATCCCGCCACTCCCGAATAACTTCCATTGAGCCACGACGTAATGAAACGCTTGCACGCCGATGCGCTGCCATTAACTCGGTGGTAGGGAATTTTCAGATGCTTGGCGCTCGCGTCGACATCCTTGCCCATGTGATCGACCATGGCAATTACGAGGTCACAGCTGGCCGACTTGGTGAGCATGCCTGCGCCACCATGGCCACCGCCGCCCTCGGCCTGCGACTTGACGAATACAAATTCAACCGTGCCAAGGAATGCCTTCTGTACATCCTCGGCCTGCTGGTTGAGCAGACCCACGATGCACAATTTAGGCAGGCGATCTTTGGGAGGTGTTACCAGCCTGGCTTCTTCTTTCGCCGGCTGACCGAAATTGATATTGGCAATCTGGAGTGAAGCGGCCTGCATGACAGCGTGACTCATGGCGGGCACCAGTGTCTCAGCAAAGCGCAGTGCAAACAGCTGGATGATGGCCTCCAACCCTACCGGTCTTTGCTCAGCCATGCGTGCGGCGACCTGCATCTCAACACGCTCTTCGACAATGGCGGCAATGCGGGCCTCTTCGGCCTCGGCGCGTTCGCGCGCCTCACGTGCCTCACGCTCGGCTGTCTCGCGTGCCTCCTTGGCCTGCAGCTCGGCGAGCTGTTCGTCGATCTTCAGCTGCTGGAGCATTGGGTCAAGCCATACCTCGACCATCGCCCACGTGCTGATATCGCGCTGGCGGTCACCGGGCAGCTCCGAGTCGTTGGCCTTGCGCAGCGCTTCCAGCGGGCGCATGTCGGTGAACGACTTCAGCAGGTAGTGGACACGCGCGGCCAGCTTGCGCTTCTCATCATCACGCCAGTGGACTGTGGGCTTGCGGCCGGACTCGGTCTGCGCAGGCGTATCGATATTCACGCCATCGGCTTTTTGAAACACACGTCCATCGTCCGCAAACACTACGGTCTGATTTTCAGGGAGGGCGGGAGGGAGTTCGGGCGATGCGGGCTCGTCGGCCACGACTTCGGCTTGCATGAATTCTTTGGGAGGGACTTGTTCTATGGTCTCGGGCTTGAACAGATCAGCCGCGCCTTGCGCTGCCACCGCCTGTGTTTTCTTCTCGGCTTCTATTGCATCCCACATGGGTTTTATCCACGGAGCGAACTTGCCGAATGTTGAGACTGTCCGCACGCGATCAGGCTTGAGTACCTTGCGCTGCGCTGCCATGACAGCATCGAGATGGGAGATGGAGGGATCAGCTTTAATCAGGTGGTACGACTGCATTGCTACCTTTCTTTTCTCGGACTCATCCCAGAATATGCGGGTTGTCTCTGAGCCATTAGCTCGGGCTCGACCGAGCTGATAAGCGTGCGCCATTTTGGTCCTCTTCGATTCCGATGGAGATATTATGGTGCCCGAACATAGACCCTCGGGCACCATAATTATAAGACAATACGTTGTGGAGTAACAGATGTAACTATTCGCGCCGGGGCTTGAAGTAGTCTTTCTCCAGCGACCCCATCCCGAACTCCACGTACGGCACCTTGATTGCCTCGTAGACATCCTCACCGAACGCATCGCCCAGCCCTACCCCGTGGCCCATCGCCTGCATGGCGCAGTAATGTCCGAACATAGCGGGCGTCATCGGTCGATCGCCTTGCCGGCGGTCGCGGATCATGCGGACACGCTCATAGATGTTCTGCATCGGCAGGTTGTTGACCCGCTCCATATCCATGCGCAGCGTGGTCGCGGCATGCGTCGCGGCCGGGTCGATCTCATCGGGCATCACATCCATGATCTCCTGGCCCGACAGGTTGGGCGCGTTCGGGTCGTCCGTATCTTCGACCTGATCCGCCCAGGCACTGGCAAAGAATGCCTTGGCCATGGCCAGCTCGATTTCCTCGGTGAGTGTCATGATGGTGTCAGTCCTTGGCCAAGCGGATGCACGGTGGACAGATGCCAGTCCGTCCCCTCGGGCACGCGCACCGTGTCGAGTGATGTGTACTCGCCGACGAGTATGGACACATCCATGTCCAGCTCGCGGTTGTCCTCATCGTCCTCTTGCAGCCCACGCTTGAACGCAGCCTGCGCCGCGCTCTCATCCTCGGCGGGGATCAGCATGGTGACGTCGGAGTCCTGCCGTTCGAGACGGCCCACCAGTAGATACAGGAATAGCTGCATGGTCAGTCTCCGAAGTACAGTTCGAGATCAGCGATGCGTGCCTTCATTTCCGCACGGTCCTCGTCGGTGTAGTGCTGCTGTTCCTCGTTCTGCATCTTGCCGTGGTCATCATTCAGCGTGGCCAGCAGTTCATTCGACACGTACGCACGCACCGCCGCTTCATCAGCAAAGAACTGGTACTGCTTGCCTTGTGACCCCCGCACACGCTCGCGCAGGTAGAAGAACAGCGCGGTACGGTGTGGCGCATCGGCGTCCACGTTCTCTATGAACCACCACAGCGCACCGGCCAACTCCATCGGGTCGAGTATTGCCTTGTCACGATCGAACAGCTGCTGTTCATACTTGGCTTTCATCTCATTCTCCTAGCAAGTTGTGGACACAACGGTATATATACCGTTGTGTCCGGGGGTTTAATTGCCGTGGCCGCGCGCCGAGTTGTGGAGCAGGACCTGTTCCAGTGTCTCGCGCGCCTTCATCGGGTCATCATCAACCCAGCCCGCATCGCGCAGCGTGGTCTCGCACAATCCAATGATGTCTTCCATATACATCGCAGCCAGCGCCGGGTTATTGCGCACCTGCGCAGCCTTGCGCTTGATATCCCGAATGCGCTGCAATACGGTGTGAGTATCAATCATCGCTGCATCTCCTTGAATTGTTCGCGACACATCGCGTGCACCATATTACGCATCTGCACATCCACGTGCTCGCCGTTGATACGCGCATAGACATCGAGCAGGTAATTCAGCTGCGCCTCGTTGCGCAAACCCGCTTCGCATTGCAGCCGCTCGATCGACAGACGTGCCCATAGCGGCAGTGCATGCTGCCGCGTGTAATTGAATTGTGGCATATCGTCGGATCAGGAATGAAAGCCGAACTTCGTGCCGTTCCACACGGCGCCAATGACATAGCCCACGCTATCGTCGGCCTTGCGGTACGTTGCCGTGATCTCGATCTGCTTCGGGTCGAACCACAGCGTCACTTTCGGGTATGCGCCAGACGCGGCGCACCACGTGGCCAGGTAGCCGATGGCCTGCGTGAATTCCACATAGCCGACCTTTTCTTTCAGCGTATCGATATCGTTGGGTTCGAACGAGTCCAGTTTGACTTCGCGCATCACAATCTCCTAACAAGTTAGCACTACGAAATGGACATTCCGGCACCATTACCGGAATGTCCGGGTCTGCTACGCTGCTTCTTCTTCCAGTTCGAGGTCGCCATACGCATATCCCTGCGACACCACCGCAGGATGCACGCCGTCACGCGGTTTCAGTTTCGGCTTGAGCACATTGCCCTCGGTGATTGCCCACCCAGTCAGTTCATGTGCCGCCGCCGCATTAAATGCGTCGTAAAACTCCACCGTCAATACACCTGCCACCATGCGCACGCAGCGCACACCCATCACCAGCACCGAACGTTTCTCTGCCGCATCTACAAGCGCATCCAGATCATCGTCAGACTCGAACGTTTCGTTAGGATGTGCAAAGCCATTACGCAATACAAGGCGCATTTTCAAACCCCCAGGGGCAATCAACATTATGTGGGAACAACCCGCGCCGCAGGACGCAGCGCATCAACCATGCGTTTCTCTCTATATAGTGGTCCTCGGACATTCCGGCATCCGATCCGAAATGTCCGGTTCAGACGTAGAGCCCTCAGCACAATGTTGTGTCCAGTGTGTGGCACCGAACGGTAAGAACTGCGCTGTTCAACGTCTACGTCTGAACAATCAGTATCGCGTAAGGTACGAATAACTTCAAGTGTAAAAAAGTGTTTCGTTTGCATTTTAGTGTTTACCTGATACGAAAACGTTTAATTGCACGCAATGCCTTACGAATCAATGACATAGCCGCGCCAGTCCAGTCGTCTATACGAGCTGGCCATGTTTCACGCACGCATCACTTTCTACGAGTACGTTTTACTGCATAAGTGTTTACACCTATTCGTTATATGAATCCAGACTATTGATTATCTAAAATGCCCGTGTCTATAATCGCTGGCTTTACAGAATGGCCGACAGGTCCTCTACCTCCACGGCGTCGACTGGCCCGCGCCACACGCCCGTACGGTTGTGCCACGCAGTCCAGACCGCATCGCCCTCGTTGAACGAGTGCCGCTCGATGTCGGCCTCATGCCGGCGTATCCACCCTGACACACTCGGCGTATCCGCCGCGCAGCGGATCACCCCACTGGCTGCGAAGTGACGCACGGCACCCATCAGCACGCATGGCTGCTGCCTGCGCACCGTACGCCCTACGATCCATTCCGTGTGCATCAGCTCGATGTCACCGCGCATGGCCACGGCGAAGCCTGCGCATCCGTCAACAATGCCCGGCCTACCCGTGAATTCCGGCCCCAGCAGTTGCAGGTGATACCACGCGACGATACGAACTGGCTCGCGCGGCGCTGGCTTGCATCCCATGCAGTGTGTGACACGCTTCGCGCGCAGGTTATCCGCACGCACTATGTGTGCGCCACCACACGCACATCGGCATACCCACTGCGCCTTGCCTATCGCGTCGTTCTCCACGCGGGCGAGTGCTGTGAGTGATCCGCTCTGCCATCCAGTCAGGTCCAATGCTGCACCCATCGTAGTCTATCGCTCCTTCAAATTAGTTAGGCGTACGACATATTACGTAGGCTTGCGCCTAGACGCAATACGCGGTCGTGCGTGGCTATCCGTTGACACGCTCGCGCTGGGCGCGTCGGTGCGCACTTAAAGCCTGCCTAACGTGCTGTAGGCCATCCATGTCCACACGGCTAAAAAGCAGCCCGGTTAAACGGACTTTCCGGGGGCCGGTGCAACTAATGGTGGGTCAAAGCCTTGCGGGCATTGGGACCGGGCTAAAAAAGCATAAAAAGCAGTTCGCGCGGTGGATGACACGCACAATGGGTGAATCGATATGAGTGCGTAGGCTGTCTGAGAGTGGACTAGAGGGAGTCTTGCATGTCAGAGCATGCACTACCCAAAGTTAGTTGACGGTCACACGTAGACCCAAAATGGGGGTGCTTTTTTAGTTTAATGAGTTTAGTTAGAGTGATTTTTGAGTGCAGCACGTTGATGGATAAGGCTTTGCCATGGATAGCAACAAAGCAATCCGCTAAGCAGTTGTGCTACAGGGAATTGGGCAAAGGTCGCAATGCCTTGTCTGGCAATGGATTGAGAGAAAGCAGGTCGCACCTTACGGCGGATTACAGTGTCACTATACGGCGATATATGCAACTAAGCGGACAAACCGGCAAAAGTACCGGAATGTCCGCTCATACCCCTTAACGGGTTGTCAGATAGGCCGATAGATGAGTACCGCGACAATCGACCATACAACAATGGATAGCACGATAAGCGCTCTCACAGGACTATCCGCACGGTCACATATGTCACGGTATCCGGCCCTACACGCGCGGATTCAATCGCATAGAAACGGAAAGGCAAGCGCATGAGAACGCGCACTGTCCAGGACGTTCGACGGACTAGCATGGTATCCCCTAACAAGTAGACATACGAAAAGAGCCCGCCATTGCTGGCGGGCTCTGCACTAGCTCCAAACAAGTTATGCGGCCTTCTTTTCAGCGGGTTTCATTTCGCGCGTTAGTTGCGCGGTTAGTTGCGCGAGTGCCTTAGCCTTGCCTTGCGTCGCCTTCACGGCATTCAGCGTCTTGACGATTGCGTCGAGCAGCGGAAACATGCCAACACGTGCGACAAGCTGTTCGATAGACTCATCCTTGCTCACCTTTTGATCCTTCACCTCACCTTTCGGTGCGCCCGCCGTGTCCTGCACCTTCTGGCTCTTCGCAGTCTTGACGGCGCGTACAGCCTTTGCGACAGCCGCGTGTGCGGGTTCCTTGGCCGCTTGCGCTTCTGACAATGCCTTGTCATACACGGTTTTCTGTTCAGGCGTCAGACGGTCGTCATACTTGCGCCGCGCCTCGTTGGCCATGGAAACAGGGATTGCCCCGAACAGCTCCACCAATGCTGCGCGGTATGCCTTGTGGAAATGATCCGACTCAGCGGACAAGCCCTTGTCACGTACGAGCTGGGCGAGTGCATCGCAGTCCAGGGAATACGCCTCGAAAGTGGGCAAAGCACTGTGCTTTGTCTTGACCAGTGCCAGCAACTTACTGTGCATAGTCTTCGACGCTTTCAGACCGGTATTCAGGATTGCGAACATATCGTTATGGAACGGCGTGATAACGATTGCTGCTTTTTCTACTGCCGTGTTGATCGTTGCCATGGTGACTATCTCCCGACTAGTTGCCAGTAACGAAATTGCTACTGGAGTCCTAAGCATGCACGTGTCGACGAATGAGCGCAATAGCCGCAAAGCCACGCCCAGCAAGCGATTCACGGACAAAACGGCATTCATACCGGAATGTCCTGGGGAGTAATTCTTTTTCTGGCAGCGGGGGCGGCCAAGGGGGATCGAAGGAGGGATTGGGCGTCCGGCGTCCATGCACGCATACATAAGATTTGCTGCGAAACCTCTTAGTTACATGTCGCTATGAAATTTTCCGCAAAAAATCCCTTAGTTGCGCCGATCCCGTTTACCTGACGGCCAGTTGTTGGTATATCCTCCCGTCTAATAGTCAGGATTCCGAAGCATATGACCACCGTTCTCGCCCTGCCGCCGACGCCCAACCTGCCCGGATTCACGGACGTGGATGCGCGCAACCCGGCCGAACTCGGGTTCCCACCGATGCTGCCTTACGAGCTGGCCATGAAGGTCGACTCACCGGCCAACATCTGCCGCGCCTATGGCATGTCACGGGACCAGTTCAGGGACCTGATCGCGCACCCCGTCTTCATCAAGGCGTATCAGGAAGCGATCGAGGCCCTGAAGATCGACGGCATGGGCTTCAAGGTGAAGGCGCGCATGCAGGCCGAGGCGTATCTGGACACGGCATTTCACATGGCCCAGAACCCCGGCACCTCCGACAGCGTGCGCGCTGACATCATCAAAAATACTGTCCGCTGGGCAGGATTCGATGCCAAGGCCGCCGAAGTGGGTCAGGGCAATTCATTCAACATCCAGATCAATCTGGGGTAACCATGTCCTATTCGTTCAGTTTCCAGTGCGCGACCAAGCACGAAGCCCGCAGCCTCGCGCGTGAGCATTTCAACGAGGTCGTCAACGCGCAGCCGGTGCACGTGCAGGACCGCGAGATCGCCCTCGAAGCGCTCGACCTGTACCTTGGCGCGCTGGTGGATGACGACACCCGCGACATCATGGTGAACATGCACGGCGCGGTCAGCTACAGCTGGATGCCGGACGTGGACGCCGAAAAGGTGCCGCTCACGCACGCGTCGGTGGGCGTCTCGGCGCACTTCGTCAGCCGGGGCTAGTCATGACGCTGCGTGTCCTCGAACACGTCGCCGATGCGGATGCGCGGCTGGTGGCGATGATCCTGCACAAGGCCGGGCTGAACAGTCTCGTGCTCACGTGCGACGACGAGCAGGGCATGGACAGCATGATCGCGGGCAAGGCGCTGGTGCTCGGGCAGGTCCCCGGCACCGGCAACATCGAGCTGCGCTTCGTTAACCTCGACGACCTGCCGGACGGCGTACAGCCCCTGAACTGATGACGACCATCCAGTACACGCCGCCGCCCACCGTCCGGAACTTCATCAAGCACTACAAGCCGGGCGAGCTGTTCCTCGACTGGATTCTGGGGCCGGTGGGCTCGGGGAAAACGACCGGCATCTTTTTCAAGCTGATCTACATGGCCCAGCTGCAGGCGCCCTCCCCGATCGACGGGGTGCGCCGCAGCCGCTGTGTGATCGTGCGTAACACCGCGCCGCAGCTCGCCGACACGACCATCAAGTCCTTTAACTACTGGTTCAAGGACGGGCAGGCCGGCAAGTGGAAGGCGACCTCGAAAGACTTCATCCTGCGCTATGGCGATGTCGAATGCGAGGTGCTGTTCCGCCCGCTTGACACGCCGGACGACGTGGACCGCGTGCTGTCGCTGGAAGTCACGTTCGCCATCGTCGACGAGTTCGTGCAGCTGCCGCAGGCGCTGATCGAGGCACTGTCGGCGCGTTGCGGGCGCTATCCGCCGGAGATCGAGGGCGGTGCGACCAACTGGGGCATGTGGGGGGCGTCCAATCCGGGGATGGAGTCGGACTGGTGGTATCCGATGCTGGAGGATCACGACGAACTGCCGCCCGACCAGCCGCCGCCGGACAACTGGACGTACTTCAAGCAGCCCTCGGGCTTCTCGGAGCAGGCCGAAAACACCGAAAACCTGCCGGGCAAGCGCGACTATTACACCAGTCTGGCCAAGGGCAAGACCAAGCACTGGATCAAGCAGTTTATCGAGGTCCAGTGGGGCTATTCCATGAACGGGAAGCCTGTTTTCCCCATGTTCAACAACGAAATCCACGTCGCGCGCAACTTTCTGGTGCCGAACAAGGCCCTGCCGGTGCTGATCGGCTACGACCCCGGCAAGCGTTGCGGCGTCACAATTGGTCAGTACGACTACACAGTTGGGAAGGTGCGGGTACTCGACGAGTTCGCGCTGGAGAACTACGCCACTGACCGGCTGATCGCCGAGAAGATCAAGCCCCTGCTGTTCCAGAAGTACAAGGGCATGGAAGTGCTGGTGATCCCCGACCCGTCGAGCGTCAACAGCTCGCAGAGCAAGCAGGGTTCCAGCGTGCTCGCCGAGGTGCGCAAGCACTTCAAGGTGCACTACGACGGCGACAACTCGATCGACAGCCGGCTCGATCCGGCCCAGTACTACATGATGCGGCTGACCGGCGACGGCCCGGCGCTGGAGATCGACCCGCGCTGCGTGAAGCTGATCCGCTCGCTCGTCGGCGGGTACAAATACACCGTGACGAAGGGCTCGGACGGGGTCCAGAAAGACACGCCGGACAAGAACATCCACTCGAACATCGCCGACAGCTTCACCTACCTGACGCGCTACTGCCGCCGGGGCGAGGAAAAGCAGACGCGCCGGGACAGCAGCAAGACGCCACGGCAGCGGAATGTGGGCAATAGTTACGCTATGCGCTAGACTCACGTGCAAATTAGTGAGGACTCCACATGATCTCTGCCAACCAGTCGAGCCAGCCCTACGTGCCACCCTCGGCGACCCAGCCGGGGCCGACTTCGGCCCTGTCAGCGGGGATCGTGAAGATCAACCCGGCCGGGATGCGGGCACTGGGCGCGCAGCTCTACGGGCGGTTTCGCCAGTACGAGAGCGACCGACGGTTAGCCGAGCTGAAGTGGGAGCGCAATGCGCGCCAGTATCTGGGCGTCTATGACCCCGACATCGAGCGGCAGCTCGACCAGAACCGCTCGCGGGCGTACCCGAAGCTGACCCGCTGGAAATGCGTGAGCATGCTCTCGCGCCTCATGAACCTGCTGTTTCAGGCCGACGACAAGAACTGGACCGTCACCCCGAGCGCAGTGCCGGACCTCGACCAGGAGGACCTGCAGACGGTGCTCGACCAGATCATGGCGACCCAGCAGGCGAGCGACCCGTCTCAGGCGGCCGCAATGCCCGGTGGCCCACCCCAGAAGCCCGATGACGCGGTGATCGAGCAGGCGATCCGCGAGTTCGCCAAGAAGCGCGCCCGCCGCATGGAGCTGGAGATCGAGGACCAGCTGCAGGAGCTGGGCGGCAATCGCGCATGCGATTACGTGTCGCTATGCCGCAAGGTCATCGCCTCGGGCATCCAGTATGGAGCGGGCATCCTGAAAGGGCCGTTCGTTCGCGAAGAGCAGATGCGGCGCTGGGATATGGACGCCCAGGGGCGCCTGATCGCGACGCCGTACAACGCATACCGGCCCTGCTATGAGTGGGTGTCGCTGTGGGATTACTACCCCGACATGTCGGCCAAGACGCTCGCGCAGATGGATGGCCAGTTCGAACGCGTGGTGATGAGCCGGCACCAGGTCGTCATGCTCAAGCAGCGACCCGACTTCATGGCCGACCAGATCGACATTTTCCTGCGCCAGTGGCCGCAGGGTAACTATGTGCGCCGCGCGTTCGAGACCGAGCTGCGCGCGATGGGTGTCGCCATCAACGTGTCGCAGTCCGAAAAGAACAAATACGAGGCGTGGGTCTGGGACGGCTACGTGCACGGCACCGATCTCGCCGCGTGCGGGGTCAAGGTGCCCGATGACAAGCTCGAAGAGGACCTGAAAGCGATCGTCTGGCTGATGGGCGACTACGTGGTCAAGGCCGAGATCAACCCGTGGAGCCAGCTGGAAACCGACCGGGAAATGAACACGTACCACCACTTCATTTTCGAAGAGGATGAGACGTTCCTGCTCGGCAACGGCCTGCCGGCGATCGTGCGCGACAGCCAGCTGGGCCTGTGCGCGGCGACCCGGATGGCGCTCGACAACGGCGGCATACAGCGTGTTTTTGAGTTCAATACGCAGCTTTTGAGCCCGAATCAGGACATCACGAGCATCAACCCGGACAAGATTTTCTACCGCGACGACGACAACCCGGCGACCGCGCAATACCCCGCGATCCGCGCGATCGACATGCCGGTGCACCTCGAAGAGCTGACCGGCCTCGTGCACCTCTTTCAGGGATTCGCCGATTCCGAGACGTTCGTCAATGCCGCGACCGGCGGCGATATGCAGAAGGGACCCAGCGAGCCATTCCGCACTGCGACCGGCGCCTCGATGCTGCGTGGCGACGCCGCGCTGCCCTTCAAGGACGTGGTCCGCAACGTGGACATGTTCACCGAGTCGCTGATCGGCTCGATGCTCGTATTCAACCGCAATTTCAGCACCAACCCGGCCATCAAGGGCGACTTCAAGCCGGTGGCGCGCGGCGCGACCAGCCTGATCGCCAAGGAAGTGCTGGGCATCCAGCTGGACAACTTCGCCCAGACGCTGACCGACGAGGAAAAGCAGTACGTCAACATGCGCAACCTCGCGCGGGCTCGCGTACGGGTGCGTGATCTGGACGTTGAGGACATCGTTTACGACGACGCGCGGTGTGACGCGATCGACGCGGCGGCGTCCCAGCAGCAGCAACAGCAGCAACAGTCCGCGCAGCAGATGCTGCAGGCGCAGATTCGCGAAATCCTCGCGGGCGCGCTCAAGGACCTGTCGCAGGCTGGCAAGAACAGCGCGGCGGCCGAGGCAACCACGGCCAACGTGATCCTGAGCGCACTTGAGAAGGGGCTGAACCCGGATCAGGTGTCACCGACTGACCTGATGGGGGGAAATGATGGCGGAAATGGAACAGCCGCAGCGGGGCAATCCGCTGCAGCATCCGGCGCTGGGGCCGGCGATGGTGGCGCGGCAGGAGGAAGCGGACCTGCTGCGGCGGGTGCAGGCATGCCGGGAGGAACCGGGCCTGTGGTCGCTCCGGGGGCTCTTGCAGCAGCGGCTCAGCAAGCTGGACCGCAAGCTGCGGCAATGCCAGCCTTCTGAGTTTCTGAAATTGCAGGCTGAGGCAGCGATGTACGAACAGCTGCTCGACGAGATTTTCGTTCGCACTGCTTGACAAATAACATCTTGACGGATAGAAAGCGACCATGAGTGATCCTACCCAAACCCAAGACGACGAATTCAGCGCCGCGTTTGCCGAGCTGCAGACGCCTGCCACGTCGTCGACCCCGACAGCTGCTGCGGCCCCCGCCGCACCTGCTGAGGCTGCTGTGTCCCCGTCCGCATCGGCTGCGGCACCTGCGGACACTCCGGCGGCTGCAGCAGCTGTACCCGCAGGGGAAGCGGGAAACCCTTCGGCCGGCACCGCAGCGGCCACGCCTGCCGTTTCTGCGGAAGCATCTACGTCTACTGCGGCCCAACCTGCCGCGACCCCGGCATCTGAAGCGCAGCCGGACCTCGCGGCCCAGTTCGCCGCGTTGCAGGCCGAACTCGCCGAGCTGAAGCGCAACCCGACCGCCGCCGCACCCGCACCCGCACTCACCCCGACGCCGGCCGCCGCAACGCCGGCCGCAGCTGCGTCGCCCTTCACGCCTGAAGAGCAGGCGATCGTCGACTCGTATGTGAAGGAGTGGCCGGATATGGCGCGCGGCGAGATGCTGCTGCGCCGGGCCGAGTATGGCCAGCTGGTGAACCACATTTTCGAGCAGCTGCGTCCGCGCCTCGAAGCGCTGGAGCAGGGCTATGAAACCACGTCGACGCGCACCCAGTATTCGGACCTCGTGAAGCTGGTGCCGGACTATGACGACGTGCGCGACAAGACGCTGGCGTGGATCGAGACGCAGCCGGCGTACCTGAAGGCGGCCTACCAGAACGTGGCCAACACGGGCAGCGCGAGCGACGTGGCCGATCTGATCACCCGGTTCAAGAAGGAAACCGGCTATGCGGCACCCGCCGCTGCGGCCCCGGCCCCCACGCCCACACCTGCAGCCGCAGCCCCTGCAGCCGCAGCAGGACTGGCCCCCGCCGCTGCTGCGGCTGCTGCTTCGCTGAAGATCGTGAAGTCGAGCCGCAGCGAGCCGGTGACCACGCCGGACCCGGACGATTTTGATGCAGCATTCAAGGAAGCCGTAGGCGGCTAAAGGAGCAGCGAAATGACCTCGCAAGTAACCAACGCCGCGATTCAGGAAGCGGCCAGTCTGAGCAACACGGCGAAAGCGTTGCTCATTTCGCTCAACAGCGGCACCGCGTCGACCACGTCGATCGCGGCCTCGCAGGTGAGCATCGCCGAGAAGGGCGTCGCGCTTGCGGTGCTCGGCGCGACGGCAACGCGTGCAGGTATTAACAACAGCGAGACCGATCTTAATTTCAAGCAGATCGCTCTGGCGATTGCAAACGTCTAGTCACTCGCTTATAGTCACAAACGTAACACTGAGCACTGCGTCTCACCCATACAAGCGGGATGTGACCGGCACTGCAAAGTTAGGAATCCTAGATATATTTTCCTTTTCTTTAAGGAGTCGGTCATGGCAGCAGTAACCGTCTATGGCGACATCAGCCCGCGGGTTGCCGCGTTCGCAGTGTCGCAGCTTCTCAAGCGTGGTCTCCCGTATCTCGTGATCGAAAAGTTCGGCCAGACCTACCCGGTCCCGAACAACAACACGAAGATCGCCAAGTTCCGTCGTTACTACCTCGCTGGTGCAACCGGCGGCGCGGGTGATGGCAACCCGGCAGAAGCCTTCAACACGCCGCTTGCGCTGACGCCGCTGGTTGAAGGTGTGACGCCGAGCGGTAAGGCGCTGGCGAACACCGACTACACCGTGACGCTGGTGCAGTACGGCGACTACGTGACGATCACGGACGTGGTGCTGGACACGGCCGAAGACCAGGTGCTGGCACAGGCTACCGAAGCGCTCGGCGAGTCGGCCGCGCAGACGATCGAAACGATCCGCTTCAATATCCTGAAGGCCGGTCTGAACGTGTTTTACGCGAACGGCACGGCACGTACCCAGGTGAACACGCCGATCAGCCTCGCGCAGCAGCGCAACATCACGACCGCGTTGACGCGCCAGAACGCGCGCCGCCTGACGCAGATCGTCAAGTCGACCCCGGACTTCCGTACGGAGCCGATCGAAGCTGCATTCATCGCGCTGGTCCACCCGGACCTCGAAAGCGACATCCGTAACATCACGGGCTTCATCCCGACGAAGCAGTACGGCACGGTCACCCCGTTCGAGAATGAAATCGGCTCGGTGGAAACGGTGCGTTACCTGCAGTCGACGATCTTTGCGCCGTGGCCTGATGCGGGCGGTGCAGAGGCCGGTTCGGGCACGGCAATGCGCTCGACCTCGGGCACCAACGCCGACGTCTATCCGGTCCTGTTCATCGGCCGCGACTCGTACGGCATCGTGCCGCTGAAGGGCAAGGACTCGCTGGTGCCGATGGTGGTGAATCCGAAGCCGTCCAGCTCGGACCCGCTGGCGCAACGGGGCACGGTCGGCTGGAAGGCCATGACCACAGCCTGCATCTTGAATGATGCGTGGATGTGCCGCCTCGAAGTTGCCGCTACGGCGTTCGTCTAAAGCGTGACACGCCCGGTTCGCCGGGCGTCTCTACCACAGGACATACTTAGGACTCCATCATGACTACCCAAGTTATTACGCTCTCGCCTGCCCCGCAGGGCAACGACTCGGCCGGCATCGTCAACTATGCCAGCGGTCAGATCGCGGGTGACGGCGGCACGCCGGCCGCCTACACGCTGCCGATCGGCTTCGCGCCGCGCTACGTGTTGCTGCTGTGTATCGCCAGCTCGGTCGCCGCCAACGTGGGCCGCTCGTTCGAGTGGTTCGACGGCATGGCAGACGGCAACGCGCTCGAAACGACGCTCGCAACCGGCAGCGGTAGCGCCGCGTCGAAGGCGATCACCACGACGCTCGGGCCGACCGTGCTGGGCTCGAACCCGCTGAGCAACCCGCTGCGTTCGGTGACGTGGCCGGCTGGCGTGTTCGACCCGACCGCGACGTACGTCTACCAGATCGAAGGCTAGGTTTCCGTAGCGCCTTGAGGACCGGCCAGCCCCCCGGCGGCCGGTCACCTTTTTCTGGTGAGGAATTACGTGATGGGCGATTGCATCGTACGGATCGAGAAGCTGACCAACGGCTATGAGGTCGAAATCTGTGACCCGAAGGTCATGGAAAACAACCGCAAGCCGAAGACCGACTGGGAAGACCCGTGGAAGCGATTCGCCTTCACCACCGCTGATGAGGTGAAAACCTTCATCGGCGCGCATCTCGATACGCTCAAACCCCCGCCCGGCATGGACGAGGAATATGAGCAGGCTTTCAAACAGGCGACGGGTGACTCATGAGCAAGCAGACAGTGGATTTGGGCGACAACCTTTCGGATGCAGCGGCAGCGCTCTCAGGCGATGAGCCCGCAGCGCCGGTCAAGCCGAAGGTGAAGGCGAAGCCGGTTGAACCGCGCGTGAAGATCATGCTCGAAGACAATGATCAGATTCCGCCGGGCGGCCAGTTTGTCGGTGTGAACGGGCGCACGTTCCTGATTCAGGCCGGTTACGAGGTCGACGTGCCGCGCTCGGTGCTCGACGTGCTCGACCATGCGGTCATGTCGGTGCCTATCACGAACGCCATGCGTCAGGTGATCGGTTATCGCGACCGTCTGCGCTTCCCGTACCGCGTCATCACGGAATCGCGCCGCTCGAACGGGGATCGCTAATGACCCTCCAGGAGCAGCTCGACGAGCTTCGCTACAACGTGTTGCGGGATAACAGCGATCAGATCGCAGGTGACTCTGATTCGTTGTGGTCCGACGAGACGCTGCTCCGCTATATCGGTGACGCCGAGCGTCGTTTCGCCCGGCAGTCGCTGATCATCCGCGACTCGACGACACCTGAACTCACCCAGGTGACGCTGAAAAACACGGTGCAGATGTACCCGCTGCACAAGACGCTGCTGTCGGTGCTCTCGGCGCATTACGTCGACGCGAACGGCTCCCCGTACGACCTGCAGCGCAGCGGTCACGCGCTCATCACGCAGGCCCAGCCGGTGCAGGCGCTGTCGTGGGACATCGCAGACCCGTATTCGTCGCAGCTGCCGCCGGGCCAGCCACTCGCCTACTTCACGGACGAGTCGCTGGTCTACAACCGCAACAGCCGCATGACGCTGTCGGTCTATCCGGTGCCCTCCCCGGTGCAGGACGGCACGACGCTCTTTGTGCGCGTGATCCGTCTGCCGATGTCGGGCTATCGCAACGTGCAGACCGACCTCGAACGCGAGTCGGAGCTGCCCGAGGACTACCAGCTCGACGTGCTGGAGTGGGCGGCGTACCGCGCGCAACGCACGTTCGACGGTGACGCGGGTGCCCCGACCTCGGCCGAGCAGCACAAGCAGGCGTTTCAGGAAGCGGTCGCCGCCGCCACGCGCGAGGCGAAACGCAAGATGTTCGCCGAGTCCCAGTTCAAATACGGCGCTAACGGGTTTTCGTGGACGCGATGAGCTATGGCCGAAAACCAGACCCAGCAGCGCGATCAGGACGTTATCACATACGAGTCCTTTACCGGCCTGCGTAACGACGTAACCCCCGAGCGCTTCACCGCCGCTGATCTGGCGGTGGCCAACAACATCGATATCGACAAGTCCGGCCGCATCGCGCGGCGCTCGGGCTACACGTCCGTCCTCGCCGGGGCCATGCACTCGCTGTGGGCCGACGATCTGGGCCAGACATGCCTGTTTGCGCAGGGTTCCCAGCTCATGCAGCTGGCCAAGAATTACACCACCCGGCAGATCGCGACGCTCAAGGGCGTGGGCGTGCCGGTGAGCTATGCGAAGGTGAGCGAACGCGTCTACTACATGAACGGCGTTGACGCCGGCATTCTGGAAAACGGTGTGACGCGCAGCTGGGGGCTCGCCGTGCCGCCGCTGCCCGCGCCCGCGCTGGCTACTGGCAACATGCCAGCGGGCGCGTACCAGTTCGCCATGACGTACGTGCGCAGCGACGGGCAGGAATCGGGCGCTCCGCTTGCGGGCACGATCGATGTGCCGGCCGGTGGCGCACTGAATTTCGCGTTGCCGGTGCCGACCGATCCGGGTGTGACGCTCAAAATCCTGTATCTCTCGACGCCCAACAGCGACATCCTGTATGTGGCCGCTGTGGTGTCCGCGAACGTCCTCGCCACGTACTACGGCGACGACACCAGCGAATTCAGCACACCGCTCAACCAGCAGTTTTTCGGGCCGCCGCCGCTCGGGCAGCTGATCGCGTACTACCGTGGCCACCTGTTCGTGGCAGTCGGGGACACGCTCTACTACTCCGAAGGCTTCGGCTATGAGCTGTTCGACCTGCGTAAATACCTGTCGCTCGATGGCCGGATCACGCTGCTCGCGCCGCTTACTGACCGCGAAATGTACGACAACGGCAAGAACAGCGGCCTTTTCATCGGCACCGATTCGAGCTGCGGCTCCTTAATAGGTGGCAGTCCTGAAGACTTTCAGTATGTCCCGAAGGTAAACTACGGCGCCGTAGAGGGTTCGCTCGCCTATGTCGATGGTTCGCTGATCGGGGACGGCAAGCAGGGAGCGCGACTGTTCCCGTATTGGCTCACCTCACAGGGGATCTGTTGCGGCATGGCTGAGCTGTCCATCCAGAACCTGACGCGCACGAAGTACAGCTTTCCGGTCAATGGGCGCGGCGCGGCGCTGTTTATGCCCGGCCCTAACCGCTTCATTGTTTCGAACAATCTTTAAGGAGTCCTATCATGACGATGCGGCTTTCGACCGGCTTGCGTAACTTCCTCGCGAAGGAAGGCAGCATTGACGGCGCCCTGCGTAACGGCATCATCGAAATCTACACGGGCGCGCAGCCCGCGACCCCCGATGCGGCACCGACCGGCACGCTGCTGACCACGATCAGCAGTAACGCGGGCGCGGTGACTTCTGAAGTGGTCGCGACTGGCTCGCTCACGCTGACCGGCGGTGCGGGCGGCTCCCTCAACACGCTGACGGTCAACGGTATCGACATCCTCGGCGGCGCGGTGCCGTTCGACGGTACGCTCGGCCAGACCGCGATCGACATCGCTGCGCAGATCAACCGCTTCAAGAGCGCGCCTGACTATGTGGCGAGCGCGGCCGGCGACGTGGTCACGATCTCGGCGCTGCCTGGCTCGGGCGCAACACCCAACGGCTTCGTGGTGGCCGCCACGGCAACGACGATCACCGAGACCACGGCCAACATGGCGGGCGGTGTGGCTCCGGTCAACGGGCTGCTGTTCGACGTGGTCGCGGCGGGCGTGCTGCCGAACCTGGGCACCCAGACGTGGAGCGGCGTGAACGTGGCTTCGGGTACGGCGGGCTGGTTCCGTCAGTACGGCAGCGTGGCCGACTCGCATGCGCTCGACGCGGTGGGGACGGCGATCCGCCTCGACGGCGCGATTGCGACGGCCGGCGCTGAAATGAACCTGAACAACACCGCGTTCGCTGCGGGTGCAACGACGACCCTGCAGGGCTGGACGGCGACGGTTCCGGCGCAGTAACCCATGGCGAACGTCACCCTCGCGCTGACAGGGGTCGCCGGCACCGGGGCGGTAGGCTCTCTTCGCTACCTCTCGGGCTCGGTAGCGCTCGCGCTCCTGCCGCAGATCGCGATCCGGGGTTCAACGGGCGCAGCCGCCACGGCGGCGGTGACGCTCCCCACCCCGGTGATCTCGATCCGGGGTCTTACGTCGGTCGTGGGCAAGGTCAGGCTGACGCTGCCGAGCCCGACCCTCGCGGCGGCGGGGTTCAGTGGCGCGTCTGGTGCAGTGGCGCTCACGCTGCCCGCCCCGGAAGTGGCCATTCTAGGCCCTGCTGCGGCCCGGTTGCGCCTGCCGGTGCCACAGGTGGCTGTGAAGGGCACGACGGGCGCTGTGGGCTTCGTTTCGCTGCTCATGCGCGCCCCCACGCTGCAGCTGGCGGCCTCGATCCCACACGTCGGGGCCGTGGCGCTGACCCTCCCCGCTCCGGCAGTACGGTCGCAGGCCCTGACCGGGCTGGTTGGCGCATCCCACAACACGTTGAGGGAATTCGCGCTCGCGATCAGGGGTTATAGCGGCACGGTCGGCAAGGTCGAGCTGACGCTGCCGGTCGTCCAGCTCGATGCGGCCGGCGCCATGCTGGTGACGGGCAAGGTCGAGCTGACCCTTCCGGCGCTGCAGCTGCAGGCTACGGGGGAATCGGCCGCGACCGGTCCGGTGTCGACGGTGGTCATGCAGACCGAGACCAATTCGGTCTGGACGTATTCGAACTTCCCGTTCAACTCGTTCGCCCAGTTCAACGGTGTCTATCTGGGCGCGTCCGCGAACGGGCTCTTCGCGCTTACGGGTGACACGGACAACGGCGAGATGATCCAGGCGGCGGCCCGCGTCGGCATCACGGACTTTGCCACGTCGCACCTGAAGCGCGTCGACCGGCTCTATGTCGGCTACCGGACAGACGGCAATCTGGTCCTGCGGGTCTTTACTGACGAGGTGACCGAGCGCGACTACCTGCTGCCGACCAATCAGGCGGCCGGGCTCCATGGTGCCCGCGTGCGGGTGGGCAAGGGGCTGGAGGCGCGTTACTGGCAGTTCGAGATCGATAACCAGAACGGCGCGTACTTCGACCTGAACATGATCGAGCTGCAACCGACCGTGCTGAAACGCCGTGTCGGCGGCTTTGATGCGTGAGTATCGCGAGGTCCGCAAGGACACGCCGGGCGACGAGGCGGCGCCGTATATCGGGGTCGCCCGCACGCTGCTTGGGGTGCTCAAGAACCGCATGGTCATGGGCGGCATCGCCACGCTGAGCAGCACGACGCGCCTGCCAGACGGCGCTGTAATCACCTGCATGTCGGTGCATGGGCAGGACACGATCCGCATCGTGCCGCCGCCGGGTGCCACGCCGGCGGCCCCGCCGCAGCATGCAACGCTGCCGCCGCTGCCGGCCGCGCCCACGGTCACCGGGCTCGTGCCGACCCAGGCGTGCGTGTGGGGGCCGGACATCCAGACCTACTCGCAGCCGATCCCGACGTATAACACGCAGTACTATCCGGCGGTGATGACACCGCAGCGCGATGCGATGTATCTGGTCACGTCCTCGCCGGGGCCGGTTGCCTATTTCAACAACAACGGCCCGGCGCTCCCGACCAACGGCGCCCTGCTCATCCAGCTCAACCCCGCTACGCTGGAGGTCATCGGCTCGGCCACGATCGACTATCCAACCCTTGGGGGCAGTCCCGGCATTGCGGCTGACCAGTCGCGCAACTTTGTCGGTGCTTCGGCTGTTGTGCCGCAGCAGACCTACAACGTACCGGATGCGCTCACTTTTCTCAGCACGACCAGCATGTGGGCCGCCGGGGGCTCGCCGTCCGAGATCATCCCGCCGTACAACCAGACCTACCCGAGCACCAGTGGCGACGTGCTGCAGCTCTGGACGACAGGCACGACGTTTGGCGCCGCGCTTGCGTATCTTGATCAGGTCACGATTGATGCCTCGGGTGGCGGCACGAATGTCTATTCGACCGTCGCGATCAATCCGGCAACCGGCGCGAGGACGACGCTCTCATGGCCCAACAACAGTTTCATCAGCAACACCGGGGTCAGCTTCGCGCAGGCGCTGGCGAACGGCAACTTCCTGATTGTCGACAGTAACGGGGCGGTCCATCTGATCTCGGGAACCGGCGCCCAGCTGCAGTCGTGGCCTGACGTGCCGGGCTTTCCGGTCGCCGTCGTGATGCAGGGCACGACGCTCTTTGCGCAGTCCAATGACGGTCTGTACAAGGACACGGGATCGGGCTGGGAACTGCTCCAGTCGCTGCCGGGCGGCCCGGAGTTCGACATCTACGCGCAGGCGCTGCTCGTCTACGACTCGGTCAAGGATGCGGTGGCTTTCGTCAGCGCCGATGGCAGTGGGGTCACGATCTATGGCGGGTCCGACTGCATGGGTGCGACCATGGGGACCAACTTCGTCGCGTTCGGCAACGTGCCGAGCTTCACCCAGATCGAGGCGACGCAGATGGAAAACGGTACGCTGCTCGTGACCTTCGGGCAAGGAACCTGGGCGGGTGAAGCCGGCGGCTCGGATGCCGCGTCGACCGTTATTGTCGGCCGGTTCGATATCGGGTTGCTTAACCAGACGGTCGCGAACGGCTTCCAGGAAACAAGTTAGACAGGAATCCTAACAGAATATAGACTTGCGTCTGTTACTAAAGGGCCGCCATGTCGACTATCGATTCCATTTTTGATCCGCCGTCGCCCCTCCCCCCGCCGCCCCAGTCGACCGGCGCCTCGGAGCTGGTGCAGAGTGGATTCGCGACCGCGCAAGCCTACGCGGCCAGCGCGTTTACCGAGGCGGTCGCGTTCCTGTCGCAACTGAACGGCGCGGCGGCCGAGCTGCAGACGATCGCACCGATTGACGGTACGCTCGGTTCCGTGGACGCCACCGTGACGGCATTCGTCACACCGCCGCTGCCGCAGGTGCCGGCTGGCCTCGCGATGAATCTGCCTGCTGTGCCGTCTGCCCCGACGCTCACCCCGGTGCAGGACATCGCGCTGGGTCCGGCGCCGACGTTTGACGCGCAGCCGCCCACCCTCAACATTCCGGCCGCCCCGCTGCCGCTGAGCGCGACCGTGCCGCTTGCGCCGTCGCTGCCGGACGTGGCGATTCCTGACTCCCCTGACATCGTGCTGCCGGCCGTGCCGAGCCTTCAGGGCATCAACGTGCCGGTCGAGCCGCTCCTGAACCTGCCGACGTTCACCGCCGTCACCCCGGACTCGCCGCTCGCGCCCGCGTACATCTTTGGCTTCTCGGAGCAGGCGTACACGTCGCAGCTGCTGCAGGACCTGCGCAGCACGCTCGATTCGTGGATCAATGGCATCTCGACGGGTCTGGCTCCGGCTGTCGAACAGGCGATCTGGGATCGTGACCGTGCCCGCGAGATCGTCGCATCGTCGCGCAAGATTCAGGAATCGATCCGCATGTTTGCCCAGCGCGGCTTCACCAAGCCGCCGGGCGCGCTCAGTCTCGAAATCCAGCAGGGACTGCAGGATTCCCAGTCGACCGTGATCGCTGCCTCGCGCGATGTCATGATCAAGCAGGCCGACCTCGAACAGAGCAACCGGCGCTTCGCGTTCGACCAGGCATGGAAGGTCGAAGAGGGCCTGATTACCTACACGAACCAGATCGCGCAGCGCGCGTTCGACACCGCGAAGTACGCCCAGCAGGTCGGTATCGATATCTACCGCGAGCAGGCTGCGGTTTATGCGGCCGACGTGCAGGCATACGCCGCCCAGATCGACGCCTACAAGGCGCAGCTGCAGGGCGAGCTGACCAAGCTGGACCTGTACCGCGCCGAGATCGACGCCCAGAAACTGGTCGGCGAGATCAACCAGCAGGCCATTGATGTCTACCGCGCCCAGATTACGGCCGCGCAGGCAGTGATCGACATTTTCAAGACCGAGGTCGACGCGGCCAACACCAAGGCCATGATCAACAAGACGTTGATCGACAGCTTTGCCGCACAGGTGGGCGCCTACGCCGAAACCGTGCGGGCAAAAGCTGAGGAGTACGATGGTTATGCCACGCTGGTCAAGGCCCAGTCCACGCTGGTCGACATCTACAGCACTGAGGCCAGTGCGTACAACAGCGAGGTGCAGGGCTTCAAGGCGACGGTCGACGCGCTGGTGGCGGCCAAGAACATCGAGATCAGGGTCGCCCAGGAGCTGCCGCTCGATGTCTTCAAGACGTTGACGGATGCGTACCGCGTGCAGGTCGGCGCGGAAGTGGACCGTGTGGGCGCACTGGTGAAAGAGCTGGAGGCCAACGTGTCGGTGTTCTCGGCCGAGGTACAGGGCGAGACGGCGCGCGTGGGTAGCGAGACCGAGGTCTACAAGGCGGATGCGCAGGTGCTCGAAGCGGCCGGCAACCTGCGGGTCGAAGCGGCCAAGGCCAACGTGCAGACGCTTATCCAGCAGGTCAACCTGCTGATCGAATCGATCAAGGGCGGCGCGCAGGTGGCCGCGCAGCTCGCGGCGGCGTCGCTCTCGTCGGTGAACCTGTCGGGCCAGATCGGCGACCACGTGACGTATGGCGTGGGCTACAACGTGAACCAGTCGGCGGCGAACAACAGCACGGTGAGCGAGGTGAACACCACTTCGACCTCGACGAGCAATTCGACTTCCGATAACACGTCGGTCAGCTCGATCAGCAGCACCGGCACGAACACGAACACGAACTACAACTTCAGTAACTAAGGAGCCGTCATGGCCGATCCCACCACTGGACTCCCGCCGCAGTTTGTCGGGCGCTATCCGGGGGCACCGCTCCCGGTGCCGGCTCCTGTCGCGCCGTCGCAATATCTGCCCCGCTTCGACACGAACGCGCGGGGTACTACGTCGGGTGCGATCCCGACATTCACGCCGGCTGTCGCGCCACCCGCCGCCCCGATCGGCCAGCCGATCGACACCGCTGCGCTCGTGCGCGCAACGCAGGGTGCGCCCGTGCAGCCGACCGTGCCTGCCGCTGCGGCCTCGACCGCGCCGACGACGCCCGCGACACCCTCGGTCAATGCGGTGACCCCACTGCCGGGGACTGACGATCCGAACTCGACCGGCCCGGTCAACGTGCCGCCGCTGCCCGCGAATATGGGTGGTCAGGTTGGCCCGGCGACCGCAGCGGTGAACCTGCCGACGCTGACGGGTGGTGTAGGCGGCGCGGCTGGGGGCACGAGTGCAGCCGGTGGTGGTGGTGGTGACCCTACGCTATGGGACCCGTTCAACCAGTCGAACGGTGGCAACGTTCCGCTCTCCAGCCTGCCCGGTGGCGGCACGATCGTGAACGGCCACTTTGCCGACCCGCGTGATGCGATCGCCTACGGGTTCCAGCAGCAGCTCGCCTACCAGATGGCGTCCATGCGCAACCTGAACGCGATGGCAGGTAACGGTGGCGACCTCGGTTTCCACGCGCGGGCGGCGATGCTCGCGGCGGCGGTTGGCCAGAACAACTTCGGGCAGGTGCAGGGTCAGGGCGCGGACAGTCTCAACCAGGCGATCGCCGGGGAGACCGAAGCACAGACCAACGCCACGGCGCAGGAAACCGTGGAAAACACGCGCAAGGAAGCCGAAGAGTACGGGGTCGACAACACGCCGCGCCCGATCAGCCAGCACACGGGTTACAACGCCTACGGCATGCCGACCGGCTCGGACACGCTTTACGGCACCTCGGGCGCAGGCGCAGTGACGCCGGTTGCAGCGCCGGGTAATGGCGTCAAGCCGACGCTGGAGAACTTCCTTACGCGCGCCCGCGCAGCGAATCCGGGTGTGAGCGACGACACCCTGAAGGCGTACTACGCCAAGGCGTACGGGAACTAACAATGGCGATTGTCGATCCGTTTCAGCCCGCACAGGGGCAACCAGCAGCTCCGGCACCGGCCGGCGCGATGCCGCAGATTGTCGATCCCTTTGCGCCGATCGCGGCACCGCAGCCGGCCGCTCCCGCAGCGCCGCTGCCGCAGCGTGGTGCGCTCGGTGAAATCGGTACGGGTCTGGCGCGCGGTGCGCTCGCTGACCTGCCGCAGCTCGGCGGTCAGGCGCTGCAGTTCGTGGGCGCGCAGCAGATCGGGCAGTCGCTGACGAACTTCGGTCAGGGCATGGCGCAGCGACCGGGCCTTACGCTCAATCCGGCAGCTCACAACGGGTTGACCAATGCGCTCGCGTCAGGCGCCGAACAGATCGCGCCGATCGCTGCCGTGCCGCTCGCGCTGGGCGCTGCCGCTTTCGCTGCTCCAGTCGACATCCCGGCCGCCGCCATTGCCGGCGCGGGTGCGGTTGGTAGTGGCGCGCTTTTCGGCGCCCAGGCGGGCCAGCAGACGCTGGAGAAAGCACAGGCCAAGGGCGTCAATCCTGAAGACGCACGCACCGCCGCGAACCTCAGTGCAGCGGGTACGTTCGCCACCATGACGGGCCTCGGTCTCGTTGGTGGCCAGATGCTCGGCAAGGTCGGTAGCGCAGTAGGCAAAATGGTCGGCACCGAAGGCGCAGACGCCGCCGCAGACGTGCTCAGCCAGATGACCGGCCAGGGTGGCGTGGTCGCGCCGTTCCTGAAGCAGCTGCCTCTCTCGGCCGCTGAAGCGGTCGGAGTCGGCGCCGCGCAGGCGGGCATGCAGGCGAAAATTGAGAACTCCTACGGAATCGACGACACGAGTCCGCTGGAGGCCATGAAAGACTCGATCGTCCCGATGCTGGGGCTAACCGCTGTCACTACGCCGCTCGGGCTCGTGTCCCGCGCGCTCAGTGTGCGTGCCGCCGCGCGCAGCGCGCAGACGCTGGCCAGCCCCGACACGTCGCCCGCGATCCGTAACCAGCTCGCCGACCAGTACGCGGCGGCGCTGGCCAAGGTCGACCCGGCCAAGGCGGCGGCATTCCGCGCGAATGCTGACACGGCGATCACGGACAATCAGGGCCTGCCGGTCGACCCGACGCTGTTTCAGCCGGGAGTGGTCCAGCCGACGCCGCAGCAGGGGCCGCGTGCGCCTGAGTCGTTTTACGGGCCGGCCGCTGCTGCGCCCGCAGAGCCAGCGCCCGGACAGCTGCCGGGGATTGGCGGCAACGTGATCGGCGACACCGAGGGCAATCTGTACCACGCCCCGATTGGCCACGTGTTCAACTTTCCTGACCAGTCCTCGTCCAGCGACATCGGGCAGGCGCAGGCGTATATCAACGGCCTGCCGGTTGAACAGCGCGCCGCCGCATGGCAGCAGCTACTGGGCAATCCGGTCGCCGAGACGCCGGCCGCACCGGCTGAAGCCGCCGCGCCGGGCGCATCTGTGGATCAGGGCACGCCGCTGCTCACGCACACCCAGTACCCGCAGCTGCCGATGGGACAGACGCCGATCCCGGTGATGCCGGATGGCACGGTCTTGCCGCCGGGCGTGCGTTCGTTCACGTTCCCTGATGGCTCGTCGTCCAACGACATCGGGCATGCGAACGCCTTCATCAGCGGTCTGCCGGAAGCGGAGCGCCCCGCCGCGTGGGCGAAAATGATCGGGCTGGACACGCCGCCGGCTGCGACCGACGCACAGGCCGCCGATCACACACAGGCGCTCAGCGATCTGCACGATCAGGTCAAGAGCGTGCTGAGCGACGCAGGTATCCCCACAGCGGCGCCGATGGACCGCGCCACGTTCGCGCAGACGGACGCGGCCAAGGACCTGAAGGGGCAGGACCTCGCGAAGGCGTACAAGGCGTATCTCGCCTCGCCTGACACGCAGGAAGCGCTGATGCGCGAGGATGCCGACAGCTACGAGAAAATGGTTGCCGGGCGCGAGGCTGCGCCCGAACCATCCCTCAACCCGTTGGTGGATGAGAAGGCGCCCGAGGATCGTACCAACACGCAGCTGGCCGACTCGATGCAGCAGGCCCTGCGCCAGAAGCAGATCGACGACGCGTACAGCGCCTACGACGCGCAGCGTGAACACGAGTCGAACCTGATCGCCACGCGCGCGAAGGGTGAGCAGCTGGCCGACCGCGTGGAGGACGAAGAAGGCACGCGGTCCAGCTCCGTGCAGCCGGACGCCAACGCGCCGAAGCAGACCGAAGAGCTGACGCGCGACGCGGATACCGTCAAGCAGGAAGCGGACGGCGTGAGCGGCGCCGCGATGCGCTCGTTTGATGCGCGCGTGGGCAAGCTGAAGCTCGACGGCATGGCCACGCATCAGGACCAGATCGATGCGGTGCGCGATGCGGCCAAGGGCAACATGTCGGTCGACGTGCAGACGCTCATGAACAAGCTGGCTGACAAGTGGGAGGCCGAGAAGCCCGCAGCGGAAACTGCCGCGCCGTCGCCTGCTGCCGAGCCTGCAGAGAAGACGCCGACGCGCATCGCGGGCGAGCAGCCGGCCGCCGCGAAAGCCGCGCTTGGGGAGAACATCCCGCCCAAGGACCCGCTTGGCCCCGCCGAACCGGGTCCGAAGACGGCGAAGATCGCAGCCACGATGCCGGGCGGTTTTGAGCCCACCGTGCGCGATCAGGTCCCGGCCGCAATACGTAACGTGCAGAAGACCATCGCGGGCTTTCGTGACCGCATGTTCAAGAAAGAGCAGCTGTCTGATCTTGAGCAGCAGCGCTTCACCGATGCCAAGGAAGCCTACGAGAACCTGAAGGCGATCAACGCCGACGCGGGCCAGCATGACGAGGCGACCGTGCAGGCCACGCTCGACCGCGCGAATGCGACCGGGAAGCCGTACACCAAGCGCCTCGAACAGCCGCTGAAGATGGCCAACCCGGACGTGGTTGATCCGGGGCTTCTGGCTCCGGCGATCGTCTCGCACAAGCTGTCGGACATGCTTACGCATCTGGCCACGAACGGCTCGCAGCCGTGGGTGCGCGACCTCGCGCAGCGCCTGGGCGAGCTGGGCCTGAAGACCAGCATCCACCGCGACGGGTTCGACCCGAAAGCGGCCGGCGCCTACTACCCCGATGCTGACCGCATCAACATCCATCCCGGCGGCGAGTCGGAGGGGACGATCCTGCACGAGGCAACGCACGCCGCGCTGTTTCACACGATCGAGCGCGCGCAGACGATCGGCACACCGCGCACGCAGGCTGAGGCCCAGCTCAAGCGCGCGTTTGACGACATGGAGAAGGTGCGCACCGATGCGCTCAAGGTGGCCTCGCCGGATGATCATTACGGGCTGACCAACGCGCAGGAATTCGCCGCCGAGCTGCGGTCGAACCCGCAATTCCAGCGCTTCCTTCAGTCGCAGGGCACCGGCAAGTCGCTGTGGTCACGCGTGGTGGACGCCGCGCGCCGGATGCTCGGCCTGAAGACGGACGACCGCACCGCGCTCGCGAAGGCCATGGACGCGTCCAATGTGATGCTCGAAGCGGCAAAGAACGAAGCCGACTTCGAGAAGTCGCCGCAGGGCGCGGCCGGCGCAACCGACAAGGTCCTGCACAGCTTCGCCAGGGTGGCCGACAAGCTGGGCGACAAGGTGCCGCTCGACCGGATCAGCCGGCCGGTATTCCAGCACATGCTCGGCTGGAAAACGGTTGACTTCATCGCTCACCAGATCAGCGGGGTGCCGGAGCTGGTGCAGTCGGGATTCGTCAAGGCAGTAGATGCGTACCGTGCCGCGCGCGATCTGCGCCGCGTCGTGTCCGAGCACATCAGCGACCGCCTGGGCGACTACGTGAAGCGTTCGCAGGAAGCGCTGCGCGCAACGAAAGACCCGCGTGGTTATGGCGAAAAGATGATGACCATTGGCGGCGAGGCGAGCATTCATGGGTTTGACTACACCAAGAATTTCGCGCGCAACAAGGCCGATAACGCGTCGCTCGATGACAGCCTGAAGACGCACGTGGACAACATCCACCGGATGTACACCCAGCTGCCGGAGAACCTGAAGGCGCTGGTGCGCGAGGGCGAGCAGCACAACCGCAAATCGCTCATCCAGACGACGGCGACGATTGCCGCCAACAAGCTGCGCGCCGCGATCGGTGCGACCCCGCGCCTCGAAGCCGAACTCGCGCGCATGGAACCGGGTGATGCGAACCGTGCGCGCATGGAGGACCGCATTACGGGTGCCCGCATGGAGAGCCAGCTCGCGGCCCAGCACATTGCCCGGCTCGACCTCATGAACCCGGACCTTAAGGGTGCCCGCAACGGCCACCCGGACTTCCATCTGGACGGTGCCAGCTCGGCGCTGGGGGCACGGCTCGATGCGATGTTCAAGGATGCGCGCGACCTGCCGGCCAATTCCCAGTTGCGTACCCAGATGGCCGAGCTGGAGCGTCTGTACACCGCGCAGGTGCAGCACCCGTACTTCAGCCTCGGGCGCGACGGCGATTATTTTGTGAACGTCGCATTCAAGCCGGGCGTACCCGCGCAGACGCAGGCGAAGCTGCAGGCCGCGCTCACCGGAACCAACAAGGTGCTGGGTGACCTGAACAGCCAGACACACGCGTTTTTCCGTGTCGATACGCTCGATCAGGCGCAGGGCCTGCTCAACAAGCTGATCGCAGCCGGCGGCGATTCGATCGACGTGCCGGGCTCGGCGCGCGGCCTGCTGGCCAACATGGACATGCAGAACGTCGCGGGTATCACACCGGCCTTGCGGCAGCTCAACGAGTCGCTGCACGACATGGTCGAGGGCATGGGTCTGAACGCCGAGCAGGCGCTGGAGATGAAACAGACGCTTACGCGCCAGCTGATGTCCATGCTGCCGGAGACGAGCGCGCGCAGCGCGAAGATGCAGCGCCGGGGCGTGCCGGGCTACGATGCCGACTTTGTGGGCAACTTCGCGCGCCGCGCCTCGGGCAACGTGCAGGACATGGCCAACAGCTACACGAACCAGCACTTCGGGGCGTCGGTCAAGGCCATGTCGGATTCGATCACGGCCCTGAACCGTACGGGCACGGGTGACAACGCGGCCCGCGCGCAGATGGTTGCCAACGAGATCAACCAGCGCTACGCCAACGGCATGAAGCGGATCGACAACACGAACATCAATCTGCTCAACTCGCTGGGGCACACGTTCTATCTGGCCGCCTCCCCGGCCTTCTATATCCGCACGATGGCGCAGCCGTGGCACCGTGGTCTGCCGATCCTCGCCGCGAAGTACGGCGCGGTGCGTGGCTCCAAGGAAATCGCGGGGGCGACGGGTGTGGCCATGAAGGTGATCGCCAACACGATCCGCGCCGGTTACGCGCAGGGCGGCATGCGTGGCGTGCTCGATACCGGCATGAGCTTCCGGGGCCTCGGGCTGTCGGCCGCCGAAGAGGCATTCGTGCAGGAGCTGCATGACCGGGGCATCCTGAAGCTGGGTCAGGCGCAGCAGCTGCAGCACGCGATCAGTGGGTCGAGCCAGCGCTCACAGGACGTGGCGCGGCTTGCTTCCATGACGGCGCAGTATGCCGAGATGACCAACCGGTTCACGATGGGCCTCGCATCGTTCCGGCTTGCGACGGCGGCCGGTGACAAGCGCATGACGCCGCAGGCTGCGACCGAGTGGGCGATCAAGAACGTCAACAACGCGATGGACAACTTTGACCCGGACAACACTGCCCGCCAGATCGGCAAGCAGGGGTTCGCGGGCAAGGTCACGCCGCTCTTGACGGCGTTCATGAACTATCAGTTACAGACCATGCAGCAGATCGTGCGCACGGTGCAGGACGGCTTCTTTTCGCAGGACAGGAGCGCGGCCGGCGCCCAGCGTTCGTCTGAGGCCAAGAAGGAATTCCTTGGCCTGATGGCCACCACCGCGATGATCTCGGGCGTGATGGGCCTGCCGTTCGCCAACGCGGCGTTTGGTGCGTACAACACGCTGGCCAAGGATCAGGACGATCCGACCGACGTGCGCGACAGCGTGCGCAACTTCCTGAACAGCACGTTCGGGCAGCAGGGCGGCGACATCATCGCGCATGGCCTCGGGCATCTGGTCAACATGGACACGTCGACTTTCGGGCTTGAGAACCTGCTGCCGGGCTCCGAGTTTCTGGTCGATCGCCGCATGCTGTCCGATCGCATCGAGAGCCAGTCGCAGCAGCTCATGGGTCCGGCGATCAATGCCGGTGTCGACCTCGCGCTGGGCATGAGCAAAATCTCGGATGGCTATTACGTCAAGGGGATCGAGCAGATGCTGCCGAGCGGCCTCAAGCCGTACTACAAGGCGGCCGAGCTGGGTGGCGCGATCGGCGCGGGCGGCTATACCGACAGCAAGGGCAACAAGCTGCCGTTCGGGGAGCAGCAGGCGGATGGCACGTTCGCAGCGGGCACGTGGGACACCGCCCTGCAGGCTGCAGGCTTCCGCACGGCCGACAAGGCGACGCGCGATGAAGGCGCCTATAGCCAGAGCCTAAGCCAGCAGCTGCTGCAGCACCGCCGCAGCGTGATTGACGATCAGATGGTCAAGGCCATGCAGACGGGCGACACCGGGCTGCAGAAGGATGCGATGGACGCCATGATGAAGTTCAACGCCGCGAACCCGTATCAGCCGATCCGTGGCGCGGCCGACGCCATCCGGCAACACGTGCAGGAGTACGCGATCGGCGCGCAGTCCGGCTTCGGTATGCCGCTCACACGTCGCGAGCTGCCGGCGGCGCAGGCCAAGGTCGGTTACGCGGCGATGCCATCGGGGCAGTAATGTACACTCCACACATTTCTCAGGCGGGGCACCCATGAGCCGGAATATTCAGGACTTCTATGTACAGGCCGGCGAGACGTGGCACATGGTCGTGCGCTGGGGTACGGACGAGCTGACGACCGTTCCGGTCACGGGGATCACGCAGGCCGCGCCCGCCGTGGTTACGGCGCCCAATCACGGGGTGCCCTATGGCTGGCCGGTGGCGCTCAACGGCGTGCAGGGCATGACGCAGATCAACGCGCGTTCATACCCGCCGCGTGGCGAAGAGTGGAAAAAGTCGCTGTATGTCGACGGCAACACTGTCGCGCTCACTGATGTTAGCAGTGCTGACTATAGTGCTTACCTGTCAGGCGGATTTCTGGTGTACAGCACGCCGGCCAACCTCACGGGCCAGCAGTTCACCCTGAACGTCTACGACACGCCGGAGATGAATGACACGCCGCTCGTGACGCTCACGAACCCGTCGGGCATCACCGTGGACCTGAACGCCATGACGATCGTGCCGCTGCTGCAGACGGCCGGCGTTACGTGGCAGCAGGGCTACTACGCATTGATGAATACGGACCCGACCAGCGGCATCGTCACCGAGATTCTGCGCGGCGTCATTACCATCCAATAGGAGAGATACATGTATCCATTCCGTCAGACCGGCAAGCCGGTCACGATTGCAGCGGCCACGGCGGTCGCCCGCACGGCCCAGGCTTCGCACGTGCTGGTGAGCAACACCGGCAGCGAGAGCGCATGGGCTGACTTCGGTTTCAGCGCGACCAACGCGGTCCCGGCGACTCCGCTCATCCCGATCCCGCCGGGCCGCTCAGAGCTGATCGCCTGCCCGGCGAGCGGTGCGTACTGGTGCTCGTCGATCGGCGGCCTCACCGTCACTCCTGTCGAGGTGTTCTGATGGCCAAACTGGACACCGCCGAGCGCAAGAAAATGCCCTCCGGCGACTTCGCCGGCCCCGGCCGCAGCTACCCGGTCGAGGACAAGGCGCACGCCGCCGATGCCAAGTCACGCGCGAGCGCGGCTGAGCACGCCGGCCGCATGTCGAAGAGCGAAGAGAACTCGATTGACGCCAGGGCCAACCGGGTACTGGGTAAAGGCAAGGGCATGGTCGCTTCACCGAAGAAGGGGAAATAGCATGGCAACGATTACAACGATCCACGGCCCCATGGACGAATCGCAGCTTGTCAAGTGCGATGGGCTTTATGAGGACGACAACGAGCGCACTACGTGGGTAGAATACCGACTGCCGGGCAGTGACGAGATCGTGCACCGCAGCGCCCACGTATTCCTGAAAAAGGCGCTCCTGACGGAAGCAATGATTGCATCGCTTTCCTGACCACCAATTTATTTAGGAGTACGACATGCCAGCCAACGCACAAGCAATGTGCACCTCGTTCAAGCAGGACCTGCTGAATGGCTTCCACGCCTTCAGCGCTGCCTATCGCTCGGCTGATACCTTCAAGGCCGCTCTCTTCGTCACCGGCAACTCGATGGGCGCGGCGACCACCGCCTATTCGACCTCGGGCGAAGTGACCGGCACCGGCTACACGGCCGGCGGCGTGGCTGTGACGTTCGGCACCGCGCCGACGACCAGCGGCACCTCGGCCTACGTGACGCCCTCGGCGTCGATCGTTTACACGAGCGTCACGCTTAGCACTGCTTTCGATTGCGTGTTGCTCTACAACTCGTCGCAGAGCAACAAGGCGGTATCGGTTCACACGTTCGGCGCGCAGACCATCACGGCCGGCACGCTCACGTTGACGATGCCGGTCAACGCTGCGGGCACCGCGCTGCTGCAGGTCAACTAAGCCGGTCGGCGCCGTGAAGACCATCATCCTGCCGGCGGGGACCACCGAGTTCGAGATTCCCCCCGACTGGACCGATGACAATCTGATCGAGGGTTTTTCGGCCGGCGGCGCGGGCTCGGATGGTTCCGGCTTTATCGGCAGCGGTGGCGGCGGTGGCGGCTACGCTGCGGTAGCGAACGTACCCGGCCTGACTGGCACGATCCCGTGTCTGGTCGGCGCGGGCGGTGTGGCCACAGATCCAAGCTCGGGCGGTCCAGGCACCGCTGGTGGGGATGTATCGTTCGGCGACCCGCCGCTCATCTACGCAACAGGTGGTCAGCCAGCACAGGTTTCGAGCGGTGGCCCTGGCGCAGGCGGTGAGGGCACGATCGGTGACACGCTTTACAAAGGCGGTTCTGGCGCGGGGGACGGCTTCCCCGGCGCGGGCGGCGGTGGCGGCGCGGCGGGTCCTGACGGAGATGGTGTCGATGCAGTCACGCCGACAGGCAGCGACGGCGGTAACGGCGGCGCAGGCAACAACGGTCTCGGCGGCGCGGGCGGTCTGGGCGGCGCGGAAGCAGGACTGCCGGGTGCTGACGACGAGGATGGCGGCGGCGGCGGTGCGGGCGGCGTGTGGGATGGGACAACTGGCCAGCCCGGTGCGGCAGGCGGGAAGGTCGGCGGCGGTGGCGGCGGTGGCGGCAGCTTCAATTCCGCAATGGGCGGCGACGGCGGCGACGGCCAGATTCGCATTAGCTACGCCCCGGCGTCGCCCAGCGTAACCCTCGCGCTGTCCGGCGTTGCTGCTGCGGGCGCAGTGGAGTCGGCGATAGCGGGTGTCATCCGCGCGCTCACCCGAGCCGCAGCTCAAGGTGCAGCTGGCCAGCTGGTCGCCACGGGTGGCACCCCTATCGCTCCGGCACTCGTTCCCGGTCGTATCCGCGTGTTCACGAATGCCTCTGTGCGCAACGTGCTGGCGATCACAGCGCAGCCGGATGCGATCGGCGTCACCTACAAACCGGACTAGGCGGCTATGGCTATCGCATACGTGGGCGGCTCCACAGGCCCGAATGATCACGCGCTCTCGACGACGCTGACGCTGCCTACCGGGCTCGTGGCCGGTGACGTGACAATCGCTGCGTTTATCCTCGATCCGGGGGCGGCCCCACAGGCGATCACGGCGCCGGCCGGGTGGACCGTTGTGCCCACGATGAACCAGCCCGACGTGCTGGTGTGCTATCGCGTCTATCAGGCAGGTGACCCGGCAAGCATCACGGCCAGCACCACCGCGATTGCATGGTGGGAAAGCGCGTGCGTGGTCTACAGCGGTGTGGATACGACGACGCCTATCGACGTATCGAACTGCTGCGCCCTGATCACGAGCAACCAGGCGGCCATCGAGAGCCCGCTGTATCGTGCGCCCTCAGTCAATCCGAACTGGAATGGCGACCAGCTGGTGGTGCTTTACCTGCAGTCGTTTGATGGCGGCGGCAGCGCGATTACGAATCTCCCCTCCGGCCTCACGCTGCGGAAGGAGACCACCGCCGGCCCGAGTATCGCGATCTACGACAAGGCGCTGTCGACTGCGGCGGGTACGGGCAATCAGGACATCAGCTGGAACTCCACGTTGCTCCTGCAGTTCGGCGCACAGATCGCACTGAAGGCAGCGGGGGCAACGGCGGCCACACCTGCGGCGCCGAATATCACGTTCGGCGGCATGCAGAATGGCGCGCTGTCAGTAGCTGCGACCAGCGCCGTTATTGACTTCACCCAGAACAACGCGCAGCCGGGCGACCTGATCGTCATCGGCATGCAGGTCGTGTCGAACACGAATGTGCCGGCCGCGAGCGTCACACCGCCCAGCGGCTACACGCAGCAGGTGTTCAATACCGGCGCCGGGGTATGGACGCACCACTACGCTTCTGGCGACCCTACAGCTGTTACCTTCACGTTCCCCGCAACGTCCTACGTGTCGTATGTGGTCGCCATCCTGCGCAAGAGCGGCACCGGTACGGCGACAGTGGTGGTCGACACGAGTGGCATTGCGAGCGCGAACCCGACAGCCTCGACGCCGTCGCTCACGCCCGCGTCGACCGGCGAAATGCTGCTCACATTTTTCAGCGGCGCGAACGAATCGGCGGGCGCCTTTTCGCCGCAGCCGACCGGCCTGACGATTGACTTTAACGACACGTTCGGCCCCTCGATGCTGTTTGCGTGGGTAGAGCCCGTATCGAGTCCGACCGGCTCATTCTCGGCGGGCACAACCAGCTATACGGCTGTAGGTGCGGCACTGCTTGCTGCGCTGTCGGGCGGCGGGGGTGGCGGGACTTCCCTTGCGTTGACCGGCGTATCCGCCACAGGAGCGGTGGGCACCGTTGGGCCAGCTGTCTCGGCCGCGTTGAGTGGCGCCAGTGCTGCGGGCGCGGTGGGCTCGGTCAGCGACGGCGAGGTGCCGCTCAGCGGTGTATCGGCAACGGGTGGTGTCGGCACGCTGGTTGCGGTCATGTCGGCGTCGCTCTCACAGGTCAGTGCGACCGGCGGTATCGGAGCGGTCGGCGTAACGATCAGCGCGGCACTGACGGGCGAGAACGCGACGGGTTCGACGGGCAGCGTCTCGGTGGCGGGTGACCGTTCGGCCGCCCTCACTGGGGTAGCGGCCTCGGGCGTGGCGGGTGCGCCCACGCCTTCCGTCGTACTCACGCTGGCAGGCGTCGCCGGGACATCCGAGGCAGGCGATGTCGTTGTGTTCCAGCCGGCACAGGCGCTGACTGGCGTGGCCGCAGAAAGTGCAGCGGGCACCGTCGTGCCCTCGCAGGCAACAGGGGGTGTCGCCGCAGCCGCCGCAGCGGGCACCGTGGCCCCCGGCCAGCTGCTGAAACTATCTGGCAACACGTTGTCAGGAGCATCGGGCACGCTCTCCCCCGCTTCCACCCTGCCGCTTACGGGCGTCCTCATCGCGGGCGACGTTGGTGCGGCCGGTGCGTCGATCACGCTCTCCCTCAGTGGCAACGACGCGACAGTGGGCGTCGGCGCATTAGGCTCCGGCTTCCATATCACGCCGAGCGGTGCAACTGCTCTTGCGCAGGCGGGTCAGATTGCCAGCGGCACCACGCTGGGCACGACGGGCGTAAGCGCCACCGGCCTCGCCGAACTGACCGGCGTGGCTACTCCCCTCTCTTCTGTCGGCGCAGCTGGTGTGGCCGGCGTCATCGGAATCGATCTCTCGGTCGGTGTGACGGGCTGCACTGCGGTCGGTCTTACCGGTTTCCTGTCGCAGCCTCTCGGCGGCAATCAATCGCATGTATTTATTCTTACCTACGATCATGAGCGCACAGTTAGAATACCTTCAGGATAACGAACTATCTGCCAAGCGGCCGGTCCACACGCCACTTCTGCACGTCTGGCGGGCGACACGTCCGCTGGCTTCAGACCAGCACAAGGGGAAGGTGATGACTGGAACGACCATCGAACGCAAGCTCACGCAGGCGGATATCGAGGCGATTGTCGATCTGCTTGAGGCGCGCGCCCTGGCACGGTTTCAGGCACAGGTCACGCGTGGCGTGCTGTCGCTTGTCGGGACGTGGCTCGTGCGCGCGCTGGTCGTGCTCGCGGTCTACGGTGCGGGCTCCAGCGGGCTCATCAAGAAAATCACGCAGGCACTCCTATGAACAAGTCGCGCATGCTCGAATGGCTGGCCCTCGCCGCCGTCCTCTACGCGGCCTGCATCACGTTGCGTACCTTCGACGTCGAGCCGCAGGCCCAGATCGTTCTGTGGAAGCTGGCCAACGTGACGGTATCTGCGTACGTGGGCTACTGGATTGATCGCCGGGCGTTCGCCCGTGTCGGCCGCTTCAGCGACGTTGGCGACCAGCTGCGCCGCGCGGTCGTGATGGCCGCCGCGATGCTCTCGGTCTCGCTCGGGCTATGAAGACCGTATATACCGGTGGATGTATGGCGGCCTGTATGGCTGTCTATACATACGGCTGTATGGGCGCCGATATATCTCTACAGTATCGCGCGACGCTGGTCCGCGAAGCGCAGGCTGTCTATGGCGTCCAGGCGCCGGTGCCGATGTTCGCCGGGCAGATCATGCAGGAGTCGGGCTGGCGGGCTGGCGTGACCGCGTGGGATGACGGCAAGGGCCTCGCCCAGTTCATGGACGACACGGCCACGATGATCAGCCGCCAGTACCCCGAACTGGGTGCGCCGGACCCGTATAACCCGACGTGGGCGATCCGCGCGCTCGTGCGCTATGACGGCTGGCTGCGCGCGCGGGTGAAGGGGACTACGCCATGCGACCAGTGGGCAGCGGCCCTGAAGGGCTACAACGCCGGGCTCGGCTACGTGCAGCGCGCGCAGCGGCAATCGTCGACGCCGGGGCGCTGGTTCGGCGCCACCGAGAACATCAACGCCGGGCAGTCGGACAAGAACTTTACCTACAGCCGGATGTACCCGCGCTGGATTCTGTTCAAGCATCAGCCCCTGTATCTGGGCTGGGGCGTACGCACCTGTGGAGCGGCACCATGACCATGACCGGCTGGGCACTGGTGGCCCTGTACCTGATGCACCTTGCTGACGTTCTGGACTATCCGGCCAACCTCGCGGTGGGCTTCTGGAATCTCCTGCGCGCCACGGCCGGTATGTATCGCCCGAATGGGGATGGCTGGGCGCATTCGTGGCTCTACGCGCTCGACTGCTTTGGCAACACGTTGGCAGGTGGCGACCCGCGCGAAACGATCTCCAGCCGCTCGGGTAAAGCCCGTGCTGCCGGTCGCGTGTGGGGTTGCGTGCTGTGCCGCTTTCTTGGCTGGGTAGCCACGCTGATCGCGGGCCAGCCTACTGATCACTGCGCGCAGTCGATCCTGCCCGATGCGGGCGCGGCTGCGATCGACCCTGACGGAGACTGAGCATGACTGCTATCGCGTTGCTGGTGGAGAAGGTGTTGCCGTACCTCGTGGCGCTCGTGCTCGGTGTCGGGCTCGGTGGCTACGCGGTGGGTGTGCATGACGGCGCGAAGCTGGCCAAGGAGCAGGCCGCACACGAGAAAGAAAACGCCGCGAACGCCCAGCGACTTGCTGCGATCTCGGCCGCAGCGGCAGCTGCAGACGCCAAGGCCCTCGCCGATCACACGGCAGCTGAGGGCAGGATCACAACGCTGGACGATCAACTGACGAAGGAGAAGACGGCCCATGAAAACGACTCTCGTGCTTTTGCTGCTCAGCTCGCTGCAGGCACTCAGCGGCTGCGCGTCGCAGTTACCTCCTGCTCCCATTCCCGTAGCGACGGTGTGCCCGCCCCCGCCAGCACCCCCGGCGTGGATGATGGTGGCCCCGCCTACGCAGACCTCGACCCAACGGTTGCGAGCCGCGTTTTCACTGTCGCCGGAGACGACCAGCGGGAAATAGACAAGCTCACGGCTCTTCAGGGTTACGTCTGTGCCATTCGTCCAGACCTGCCGGCATGCGCTGCCACTCCTGCTCGCGCCGCCGCATCTCCCGCTGATAGCGCACCTCCCGCCGCAGCACCCAGCCGATAAAGATCAGGCAGACGATCTGGCCACCGAGCGCGAACCATTGGCGCATGGCCAGATCGAGCACGGCGAACGCGGCGCACCATACGAGGCAGCCGATCAGTAGCCGCGTGCCGGTCAGGCGTTTGCGCATGGCATCACCGAAACCGGCTGAATGACGTTGACGGCCTCGCCGTGGCCCTCCAGCTGCTCGATGTAGTGCATGCACTGATCGAGGCCGCCAACGAAGCCCAGTTCCTCGGCCACCATCCACACCGCTGCCGGGTGGGGTACGCGATCGGGGCGTCCCACGCTCATGCTCATGTGGCGGCAGGTGCCCGCCCCGTGGCCCGTCTCGATGCTGAAGGTCACCAGAAAGTCCGTGGGCAGGAACAGGCTCTGCGTATTCATCTGCGCCTTGTGGCGTTTCTTGCCCTCGGGCGTCCTGATGTTCTGCAGCAGCGCTACGATGTCGACCGGGTTCTCGCTCGCCCGGCCGCGCAGCAGTGCCAGCGCCTCGCGCTGCTCGGTGCCAATAACCAGTAACGCGCTCATCAGAAGTACACCTCTTCTTTCGCCGGGTCGCCACCCTCGCGCCGCCGGCCCGTGTCGGGGTGCCGGTGCCAGCCGGCGGGCTCACCCTCTCCATCCCACGCGTCGAGCGCGGCCTTGGCCTTGGCGTATGTCTCGTAACACCAGCGGTCGCCATACCCCCAATACTCGATATCGGCGATGATGGCGCAGGTGAACATCAGCTGGGTCAGGCACGCGTCCCGGCCGTTCGGGAACGCCCGATAGTCGGTATAGTCGTTGTCCGCGCAGACACGTCGCATGTCCATCAGTGCACCTCGGTGCTGGTCGTGGTGGGCTTCTTCGCCGCGTCGAGGACCACCCCGGACTCCACCCTGCCGGCCACCATACCCAGCAGCAACTGGACACGGTCCAGAAACCACTGCGCCCACTTCTCGTCGGGCGCACCCATCAGGGTGATTACCAGATCACGGCACATCACCTCATTGACCAGCAGCGTCTGGCCGGCGTGGCGCAGGCTCTCGATCGTCGCCGCGCGTGCGCGGTCTTCGTTGAACTCTTCCATCACTTGTGCCCCTGTCGTTTGCCTAGCTCAACCATGAGCCGCGCCACCTGCGGCGCAGCCGACTTGACAAAGATATCGGTCAACGTGATACGGGAGTTCCGCCGCAGCGTATCGATGTCCTCAAACATCCTGAGTGGTATTTTAAGGCTGACCAGCTTGGTCGGCTCGATCTCCACGTCGGTGAGCGTCAGCTCGGCCTGCTCCGGGGCCTTGGCGATCGGCGTTGGCTTGGCCACTTTTGGCTTCGGGACGCGCTTCGGCTTCACAGCCTTGGGCTCCGGCGTGGCTTCGACCGTGGCCACCGGGGCGCCGTCGAGAAACGACTTGAGTGCGGGTCTACGCGGCGAGTTCACGTTGCACCTCTTTGAACAGGGTTCTGAATTCGGCCGTGGCCTTTCCGTCGTGCGTGCCAACCGGCAGCTCATGGACGCCCAGCCCGTCGCGGAAAGCCATACGAAAGGCTTGGCGCCGCCACAGCACGGTGTCATGGAGGCGGAACAGATCGGGCGTGGCGCTCAGCATCTCGCGGGCCTCGGCGCACTCCCGCGTACACGCCACGTCCACGTTGTTCAGGACGGCGAGAATCGCGGTCTCCAGCCCCATCGATCGCATTTCCTTGATCAGCTTGGCCATCTGGTGGAGGGCCTTGATCTCGGACTGCCCGATGTTGATGGGCATCACAATGAGGTCGGCCGCGCCCATGGCGCCGCGCGTCTCGTCGGAGTCGCTGCCGGGGCAGTCCACCACAACGGTGTCCCACTTGTCACGCTCGGCGTTGAGGGCCGGGTATATCTTGCCGCGCAGGATCGCGCGCCCAATGCCGGTGTGCCCGGCGTCGTCCCGCCACTGGAGCCAGTCGTCAGCCGAGTGCTGTGAGGGATCGGCGTCGACCAGCTTGGTGCTGCCCTCCTGGCTGAAGGCTGACGCCAGATTGGTGGCGAGCGCGGTCTTGCCCACGCCACCCTTGGGATTTACGACTGCGATGACCGACATACACACCTCCGTCTGGTTGAATGTCTGGCCATCATTATACATCAGCATAACTACATCTGTTAGTAACCGAACATATAAACCACACCAGTCATACCTCTGTAGGTATGTATGTCTATACGCCTGTAACTATGTATTGACAACCGTATTGTCAACCTTATAGGCGGGCGTATATATGTCTGTCATTACGGTGATACATAAAAAAAGCCCCTACGGGCGGGTGAGCCGGGTAGGGGCCATGCAAGACGCCGCCGCGTGCTGAGAGACCATCGGGCCGCCACGCGGGGCGATGCGGGTTCCGAGGGGGCGCCGCACGGCCGGGATTCTACAGGGGAATTGAGAAGGGCAGGGCGCGGGTAAACCACCCCCTTGCAAAACTGGTTTTTTGACCCCAGGGTTTACAACTACCCGGCGACGGTTTTAATAAAGAAAGGCTTATAAAAGGCTTATTGCCTGTTAGTAACCGTGCTAAGTGCTTGATTTTAAAGTTTGTTTCGGGAGGGTGGCGTATCCCAAACACCGGAAAAGCGTATCCCAAACACCGGAAAAGCGTATCCCAAACACCGGAGGGGGACAGATCATATGTATCCCAAACACCGGAGAACGTATCCCAAACACCGGAGAGCGTATCCCAAACACCGGAGCCCCGAGTGGGTGCCTGTGGATAACTCGTTTGTCATTCAGTAACATCTTTTGCTACGATAGTTGCATTGGCACTTAATTCAGGGAAAGGGCGTGAACGCGTTGGCAACCGCTCAGCGGCTCGAAGAAGAATTTAGCACGTTGCCCCGCCAGCTTGACCTGTGGGGCGCGGACGTGCGCGGCCTGTCCAAATGCCTCGCAAACAGTGCGCTGTTCTCGGTGCGCGAGAAGCGCGCGCCGCGCCGCAGGTACGATGAAGAAGTCATAGCATCGCTTAACAACGTGACGATGAAGTACACCGGCACGCAGCTTGACCAGGACGACCACCTCGTGTTCATGCAGCTTGTCCACATCGCTCGCACGACACCGTTCGGCGAAGCCGTGCAGGTCGACGCGTCCGAGGCACTACGCGGGCTGGGCTGGTCTGATTCGCAGGAGTCCTACGATCGTCTGCGCAACAGCTACAAGCGCATGCTGGAGGGCACGGTGTACGTGGAGGACCGCAAGCCTAAGCGTTGGCGGCTTTATGGTGCTCACTTGATCAACACGATCGCTGGCGAGGCAGTCACGAGCGGCACCCGGTGGATCATCTTTCTCGATCACTCGCTCGCCAGCATCCTGACCGGTAACGATCTGACGTTGATTGATTGGGTGCGGCAGCGGCGCCTCTCAGGGTTGGCCCAGTGGCTCCATGCGTTCTATGCGACACACGCAGAACCGTTGCCATACAAGGCCGCGACGATCTACGAGCTGTGCGGCTCGAAGCACACCAGCGCGCGTGGGTTCCGTCAGAAGCTGGCCAAGGCGCTCGGTGAACTGGCCGACGAGCGATTTATCGACAGCTATGAAGTCGGCCCACGACCCTCATATCTGGTCGCTGTGAAGCGCGCCGCATAACGCAACTAACCGTCGAAGCCTGTGGGCGCTGGCGCGCTAGACAGTTAGTTGCATTTCTTAACCCCGCCTTCAGAAGTTCGATCATTTCTTTTATGTCAAATCGAGTCAATCTGGAAAAGCTGATAGCCAAACGCGACGCCCTCTCCAGCATGATCAAGGATGCGGCGCTGAAGCAGGTCCACGCGCTGATGGATGAGCATGGGCTCACCACGGCCGACCTGAACGGCGCACACCCGGCCAGGACGCCCCGCACGGTCGAGGCGGTCACCAAGGCCAAGCCGAAGAGCGCGAAGCCCTCCAAGGCCAAGGTGAAGGTCACCGGGCGCAGGCGCGGCCCCCAGCCGCCGAAGTACCGCAACCCCGAGACCGGCGAGACGTGGAGCGGCGTGGCCCGTGCCCCGGCGTGGATCAGGGACGTGGCCGATCGCGATGAGTACCTCATCAAGTAACCGGCGGGTCGACCACCCGCTGACGCTGACCTGCCCGTACTGTGGCAAGCTGAACACCCACCACACGAACACGGGCGGCGACAACGCCCCGGAAGACGGCGACATTGCGGTCTGCATAGACTGTGGTGGCGCGGGCATCTTCGACATGCACGAGCGCTGTCTGCGCCTGCCCACCGAGGTCGAGGTGAGCGAGATGCGGGAGTCGCCCGAGGTGCGCCGCGTCATCGCTGCGTGGCTCCTGATGAATAACCAACAGGTGAAGCACTGATGCTAGTCGAATCGAATCTCACCGAGCTGGAGCAGCAGCTGGAGCAGCTCCAGGCCAAGGTCATCGCCGAGCGGCAGCGTGTGAAGGATGGCACGCTTGAAGCCATCAAGAACATGCTGGCCAGTGGCACCATCACTGTGGACGACCTGAAGGCATTGCTCCCCCACGCTCCGGCCCGCGTACGGCCGCCACGCACCCGCAGCAGCAACCCCAGGCCCCCGAAGTACCGGGACCCTGTGAGCGGCGCCACGTGGACCGGACAGGGCGGCATGCCCAACTGGATGAAGGGCAAGAACGCGGATGACTTCTTGATCAAGGCCCCATGAACGGCCTCAACTACGCGGTTGAGCAGCGTGTGCGCTTCATTGACCTGCTGCTCGCCCATTACGGCACGATCCGGCGCGGCGTGCTGTCGGACTTCTATGGCATATCGATCCCGCAGGCGTCGCTCGACCTGAGACTCTACGGCGAGCTTGCGCCCGATAACATGGCTTACGATATGCGCGCGAAGCTGTACAGGCGCACTGAGCGGTTCGAACGCCTGTACCCCGACTTCGTGCTCCCGTAAAGGCTCACCCGATGCTCTCCAGCAGCTTCTTGAATGCCGGCGACGCCTCGACACCCAGCTGCTTCATCAGCGCGCCCAGCTCCCACGCTACAACGAGTTGAGGGTCGCCAGGCGCATGCCAGTGGTCGGGCTCGGGCATACCCACGGCGCCCATCGCCTCACGCATTACGCTCTCGCTGATGGTCATTGTGGAGTGGCGGCTGGCGATGCCGGCCAGCGTTTCGAGGTTCGGCAAGTCGCGGACGTTGGCGGTCTTCGTCCACTCGCACAGGCGATAGAACTCGGTGGGCGTCAGCTCGCGCGCTGCCTCGGTTACAGCCTCAGCCGGCACAGCGGCGAGTGTGGCTTTCTTCATGGTAGTCGTCTCGGGTGCTGGGTTCTGTCGGGCGAATTTGCGGATCATGTTCTTGGTGTCCAGATCGTTGCGCACGTCCATCGCGGACGCCATGGATACCGAGAACATGGTCTCGACACCGTTGGGGGCGCGCGCATCGATACAGACGCGGCCGGGACGGTTGTACTGGCGCACGGCTTCGAGCCCGTGCTCCCGTAACATATTCATCAGGTCGCGCACGGGGGTCCGCATGCTAACCCCGCTGGCCCATACGATCCTCGCCATACCGCACCGACGAAGACGCGCCGGCTGTCTGGGTGAGCAGCTGCCGCACCTCGGCCTCGGTGAGCGCCGTGCCCTGCTGCGTTTCGATCAGGCGATCGGCGACCAGCTTGGCGTACCCCACGATGTCGTGCCAGTTGTCGTGGTACTGCGGGTCACCGTTAAGGATGCGCGCCACCTTGTCGGCGATCACCTCCAATGCCTGCTTCTGGTCGGGCGCGAGACGCGTCCAGCCGTCGCGGTGCCACATGGCATCCTTGATGTCCTGCGCGATCACTGCATGATCACGGAACTGGCCATAGCGTTCGCCGCGCTCGGCGAGGGTCTTGTCGATATCGCTCATGCTGTTTTCGCTCCTTTGATAGGTACGACGTTCGCGGCCGGTGCCGGCTGCGGGTTCGGTTGGGTGCGGCCCTCCAGCCTGGCCGCGTCGATCAGCCAGCAACGTGACTGGCCCTTGCTGTAAATCGTGTCGGCGCCGAGAACCTTCTGTACGCCGCGCTTGACGATGATTCCTGACTGTTCGAGCTGCCACTCCAGTGCGCGAAAGCTGGTGCGGTTGGTGCTGCAGTACTCCATCATTGCGGAGCGCGCGACATAGATCAGGTCACGGTCGACCTCGTGGCGCACGAGCAGATCGTCGAACGGCTTGAGCACGATGTTGTCGAGGTTGCTGGCCTTGGTGGAGATCGCGAGCGTGCTGCGCTGGTGCGTGTTCAGGAACGTGGTGAGCAGCTCCTGCGGGCTCACGGACGATTCGCGGATCGACTCGCGCTGCCGGGTAACGAGGTTGATCGCCCAGGTCAGGTCGGATTCATAGTCAAAGTTGAGCAGGTCCAGCTTCGTAGCGATCTGCGCGCCTGTGTACGCGGTGGCCACGGTGGACGACCAGAAGCGTTCGGCCGCTGCGTTGCTCGACGCGAGACGCCGGTCAATCATCTCCACATTCTTGATGAAGCCCCGCTGTATAGCTTCGGAGTGCTGAATAACGGCCTGCATAAAAATCGGGCCGGCGTGCCCATGGTTCTGCCCCATGGCGCGGATGAAGCGGTCGGCCTCGATCTTGGCGTTGGTGCCGGTATCGACCAGCCCGAACTCCACGGAGACCATACGCATCAGGTGCGGGTCCACGTCCTTGCCCGTCGACATCAGCGCGCTGATCGCGTCGGCGTTGGTGGACATCAGCACGAGCGTGGCCCACGTATCGAGGCGGCCGACCATGGTGCCGTCAGCCTGCATGCGGCGCTTGCCCTCGCCTTGCGGCACGTTCAGGATGAAGCGGCGCACCTCATCGGGATCGCGCTCGGTGGTGTCATCCCACAGCATGGGCAGCGAGTGGACGGTGCCGAGGTGGTTGTACAACGCGTTGGTGGTTGAGCCCTCGCGGTTGCCGTTGAGCAGCAGCGAATTCGGGTCGCCCCAGATCGAGCTGCACGCCTTCAGGCAGGTGGTCTTGCCCCGGCCGGACGCGCCCGAGGCGGCCACCAGCACGCCCTTGTTGCCGGTGTCGTTCATGTGGAACAGCACCGAGCCCAGCGCCAGATAGATGAAGAAGCGGTGCCCCTCGTAGCCCGGCCGGTTGTAGAACTGCATGGCGTCTTTCCAGCCCTGCAGCGTGCCGGCGGCCTTGAGCGTGCCCTTGGTGACCGAGCGGATCGCGTCGCTCGGCTGATGCGGCTGCACGGTGCCGTCTGCGTAGAGCACGCGGTCACCGAGCACGAATGCGCCGTGGCCATCATGCCAGCCGAGGCGTTCGTACAGCTTGTCGCGGCCTGATTCCTTGGCCAGTTTCTGAAGGTAGGCTGACATAAATTGCTGGGTCATTTTGGGCTGCTCCCCGGAAAGCACGACGCCTTTGGAGTACAGCAGTTTGGACAGGGCGCGCGTGTCGGCAAGCATTCCCAGTGGCACGTCAATGTCACGCGGCTCCATGGGGCGGCCCTTCACGAGCGGCAGGTGTACGCGCCACACGCTGCGCTCATCCACGTTCGCGTCCGTGCCGTTCTGGCTGCGGATCGCAAGCGGGTACAGGTCGTACGGACAGACAGTCTGAAAGTGAATGCGCCCGTCCTGATCCTCGGTCTCGATCACGATCGCGCGATCGGAGCGGCGCGAGTATCCCGTGGGCAGCTCGGGCGCCTTGACCTCGATCGTCCCGCCACCGGGCGCGGGCACTTCCACCACAGCCGGCGGCGCCTGCACGATCTGGCGGCCGAGCTGGGCCGGCGAGGTGAGACTCTGCCAGTGCGGACATGCTTCGCACACCGAAGGATTAAGCTGATGGAAATGACTGCAGTTGGTCGGCCCGGTCTTCCAGTTTTCGATCTTCGTGATCGTCGCCGGCAGGCTGAATTCATGGTGGCCGTCCGAGATCGCGCGGGCGGCTTTCTCCTGCGGCTCACTGAACTTGGCGAGGCCGAGCCCCGCGCGCCATAGCTGCTCGCCCGAATCCCTGCCACGTGTTGCCACCTGCAGCTGCATCTGCGCGCAGTGGAAAACGATGCGGTCAAAGTTGAGCGGGTCATTGGTCGCGCCCAGATTGTCGGGGCCGTCCCACACGCTTGCCTGCGCGCCTGCGATCGGTGCGGATGTCGCGGCTGCGGCCTTGGCGGTGCTGGCCACGGCATGCTGGCCGGCGTAGCTGTGGATACGCTGCGCAAAGTCCGTGAAGCTGATCGGCGCCGTAGGCATCAGGACCTTGACCGGCGCGGCGCGGCGCGTGTTGAACCCGCCGGGTGCGCGCAATACGCGGGCGTGGTCCGAGGTCAAACTACGGTCTGAACGGAACCGCTCGTGAATGCAGATCGCCTTGAACTGCTCGGCCACCGGCCGCCAGTCGCTGGTCTGAATGGCATGCACGAGCGGCCAGTACGCATGCACGCCGCCGCCTGAGTCCACGACCATCGGGCGCGGCAGGTCGATCTTTTTGACGAACGCTTTCAGCTGCGCGATGGCGTCCTGCTTTGACGCAAACTTCTGCGGGTCGGCCGGGTCGACATCGAGATCGAGAAAGAACGAACGGATATGGCGGGCGTTCTCCTGCGTGCGGCTGCGCCACTTCTGCGCACCCTCATCCCAGTAACGCGCCTGATCGTATGAGGCGACCGAGAAGTAGGCAGGGTTGCCCTCGAACGTCATCTTGTTGACGTGCTGGACCGCCTCGTCGAGCGTCTTGTGCGCAACATTATGCCAGCCGACCTGTGCCGGCGTGGCGGTGAAGATGACCCCCATAGGAGGGGTCAGCAGTGCTAGAAAGTCCCGCAGATTCATGAGGCGCCCCGTGATGTCGGCCAGTCGTTATCTTACTCAGCGGGCTTCGGTGTCGGCCGGTGGGCAAGTACGAGGCGACCCACAGCCTGGACGCGAGCCCTGACGGTGCCGGACAGGGGCAGGTCGCGGGCACGCCTGGCTTTGCGCAGGACGGTCAGAAAACGCTTCAGCTTCAGAATCTTGTCCGCGTCGCGCGGGCTTACGGTGCCATACATCCAACGGTACACAGTCACGTCGGACACGCTCAGCAGCTCGGCCACCGCTTCGACCGGGATGTTGCCCTCCACGACCAGCTCACCCAGCATGGGGCCAAGGGCCTCGGGGTCGGCCAGACGGGCGGCGGCGATCTGATCGCGGCGATCGGCAGTGATGATACGTGACATTGAAATCTCCGGTGGTGGGATGGGGGCGGCGCGTGGCCGCCCCGATAGTTATTACTCGTTGTCGTCCCAGTTATCCAGCAGGCTCTTCAGGCCGTCCGGCGTGCCGGAAACGACCGTGGCGCCGCTGGCGGCCGGTGCTGCGTCCACTACCTCAGCTGCGACCGCCGTGTCGTCACCACCGCCCCATGCCCCGGCGCCGT